ATGGGTTTTGAACAACTTGCCGAGCTGAGAGACCGTCTGCGCGCACAGGCGGCGCAGGCGAAACCGGCTCAAACCAAAAGCTCCGCGGGACGCGCGAAGAAACGTGAAGCCGTCGAGCCGGGAGTCGAGGCTATCTGGAGGCTGCAACGGCATTTTCCGCTGGCGTTTCCGAAAAGTCCCGCGGCCAAGGTTCCGCTCAAGCAGGGCATTCTCCAGGATGCGCAGCAGCACCTCGAACTACTGGGAATCACCGCCGAACAACTGAAACAGGCCATCGCCACCTGGTGCCAGGGCAGCCGCTACTGGAGTTGTATGGTGGAAGATGCGCCGCGACTGGATCTGCAAGGCCAGGTTGTCGGCAAGGTAACCGCCGAGCAGGCGGTGTATGCGCGGCGGCAGGCGTCTCGCCGGCAGCGCGAGCAGATGCGCGAGAAGCGCGCCAAGCGTGCACAGGCGGGTGGCGAAGCGCCGGCCGCCACGGAGGCGCCGACGCCTGAAGCGCCCGCAACCGAAGCGAGCCCCGAGGCGAACTGATCGCCGGGGCAGGGCGCGTCGGATCCTGGCGCGCTCCTCGGTTGCCGGTCGCTGCGGGCCCATTTCGCGGACGTCTGGGCCCGTTTCTCCCGGCTTGTGCTACGCAATAGCCTGATCTGCAAAGTTTTTTTCGTGGAGCGCTTGCCAAGCTCGGCGAATCCGTCCATAATTGCGTCCATTCCAGCGATGGGTGAGCTAAAAATCTTTTGAAATCAAAGGGTTATAAGTTCAAAATCGCGCCAGGAAAGAAATTTCAGCGATATGCCAAACGCATGTCGCTTCGCTCAAAGGCTGAGTAGCAGAGTGGTTATGCACCGGATTGCAAATCCGTGAACGCCGGTTCGATTCCGACCTCAGCCTCCAACAGGAAAGCCCCGTAACTCAACGAGTTACGGGGCTTTTTTCTTGCCCAGGAAAGCGGATCATTTCCGCAATTCTCCGATCATTTCCGCAACTCCTCCTCACTTCGTCGGGCTTACCACCTCGCCGACGCGTCGGTAAACGTTCTTCGTGATCTGTTCCTTTGTGTGGCCAAGCAGCTTGCTTGCGTCGGCCAGGTTCTCGATTTCGCTGGCTGCCTTGGGGCGAATATCGCTGAAGCGGAACTGCTTGATTCGTTCAGCAAGCGGCTCGTCTCGGGCGGCCACTGCTTGGGCGGCGGCTTCTGCCCGCGCCTCGTCCCAGCGATTTCGCATCATGGCGTAGCTCATGCGGAGGCCTGATGGGTTCGTGATGAGGCGCGAACTGGTAATGCCGGCCAGTTTCCGGCGCTCGAACAGGCCGTCGATGAATACGCCCAGCCCTGTTGGCTGTTCGCCATCGAGCAAGCGAATCCTGAGCTTCTTTCCTGTCTTGCCCTGGGCAACCAGCAGGAAATCGCCTGCCAGATCGCCTGTTGAGACTTTCAGCGTGTCCGCAGGTCGCTGGCCGGTGAGATAGGCTAGATCCATCGCGTCTCGAAGCTCCTGGCAGGCATGAGCGTAGACCGCTTCCCAGACATCGTCGGAGGCATAGTAGTCCCTGGCCTTCTCCTTGTTCCGTCGCACCCGGGCGCAGGGGTTTTCGCCATCGATGTAGCCCCACTCCCTCGCGAGCGTGAAGACATGCGAGAGCAGTGCTATCTCCCGGTTTCCACGAGTTTTCGCCGTCCTGGCATCGCGGTACTGGGCGACCACCTGAGGAGTAATTGCCGTGATCGGCGCGCTATCAAAGGCTTTCCGTAGTTGCCTCAGTTCGGCTTGATTGTCCGATTGGGTACGCGGCGCCTTCGTCGGGACGACCTCGCGCTCGTAGCGATCGAACAGTTCTTTCATGTAGCGCACGATCTTCGGCGTTGTCGTCCGCTCGAGGCGAGCCCATTCGGCGCGCGCCTCGTTCAGGTCGCTACCCAGCGGAATCTCCTTTCGATTTCCCTCCTCGTCTCGGCCGTTGTAGTAGTAGCCGATCCAGACTTTCCCCGATTTCAATTTTCGGACACGCTTCAACATGCGGGGCGGCATGTCTCGGTTCGTAGGCTTCGGCCGCATATCAGGACACGTTCGACAGGTCGAGCGACCAGGCGGGGTCGGAAACTGTGGTTCTTGTGGGATGAACGCCTGCCAGACGCAACCGCGCATACACCCGCCCGACTATGGGACGGCCCGCTGCGTTGGTTTCATAGTTCCAATGGTGATTTTCGAGCCACTCGATCTGTTTGCTCACGACCTTTTTTCCAACTAATTCAGTGAGTTCGTCAGGGGATAGAAACTCGGAAAGGGACATCGCTGTTCCCTCATGAAATAGCGGCCCTTTCCGTTGGGCCGCGGGCATGGATGATTTCAGGTAGGATGCACCGGCTCACCGGTGACGGGACCAGCCTTGGCGGGCATGTGCCCCTGATCCGGTGGGCTTTCGCTGGGCGAAGGTCTGGCCGGGAACGCCGTTCCCGGCAGGATGCCCAGGGCGTCGGTGGCGCGTTGGACGATGTTGAGCGCCACTTGCAGCGCCGCCGCGTCGTCTTGCATGCGCATGAGCGCGGTCATCTTGGGCCGGTGCTCGGCACACACTCTGTCGCGAAGCTGACCGGCGGCGCGGCGAACAGCGTCCGCCGTGCCGTGGTGCTGGAGCACCAGCGCCATGACCAATACCACGTCGACGCTGTGCATCTGCATCGTTGTGGTCCGCAGGAGCCAGCGGGGAAGGGCGATGCCTGGTTTCTGCTTCATCCGAAGCACCCCGTCTGCCAGGCCGCCAGCGTGCGGAGGATCGGGAATATCTCCACCAGCCCTACCACGGCCAGGGCGAGGGCAGCGATGATGCCGAGGGCGGTCAGCGCTCTACGCATCGCTTGGCCCTCCCTGACTCGCCGCTGCCCGGTCAAGGCGCTCGATCTCAGCCAGCGCCAGGGCACAGGCCTTGACCATATCGCGTCGAGCAGTGCTCGGCTTCCACCACTGTTCATCCCAGGGCCATGCCAGCGACACCAGCAGGGCGGCGGTTCCATCGTTCGGAGCGCTGGAGCCGGCCAGGGCGTAGCAGGCGGCGGCGCGGGCCATCTGTCCGTCGGCGTGCTCGTCGTCGTGCTCCGGCGTCCAGCCCTCGGCGGTGATCTGCCGGCGGCGCTCTGCCTGCACGTCGAGCCATGCCTGCGGCACCGAGTTGCCGGGCGCGGCGGCGATCAGCTTTTCTATCCTAGCGGCGACGGAGTTACGTAATTCCCACGCGGCGGAATCGTCTACCTCGCAAGCGGGAAGCACAATTTTTATGGTTGGCAGGTGGCTCTTGGCATCCGCGAATCGGAACTGCCTATCCAGCACATCGAAGCCAAGCTCGATCAACCAGCCATCCGGCACGCTGTGCTGAGCCTGGGTGAGCACGTCGGCGGATATGGCGCGCAAAAAGTTCTGAATTGCTCGCATATCTTCCTCGCTGGGTTCGTTACGCAGATACAGCACTACAGCTCTGGGATGTTCGGCATCGCGACCGATGCCAGATATTTCCGGCACGCTGTGCTGAGCCTGGGCTACAGGGGCGGCGTAGAGTTTGGGCGCTTGTCCGAAGTCTGGCATGGCGTAGAGTTCGCAGTTGTCGATTTTCCGGCCAGTCATCCAACGTAATTCCCCATCCGCTGCAACAGCCATGTGTTGCAAATTGATCGGCTCCTGCTTCTCCAGTTCCGCTAGTTTGGCGTTGGCGTCCATCAGCAGCGCACAATAGTTGTGCGACATAGTTTTCAGCTCCGCGACCCTGGCCAGGGCGGCGTCTCTCTGTTGCTCCACGCGATTGAACATTTCTGCCCAACGGGCGACGCTGGCTGCATGCTGCGCGACAGTCATCAGTTCATCGTTTGCATTGAGCGGACCGCACTGGCCGAGGACGACAGGATTCGAATGCACGACGCGAGCCACCACCTCCGGCTGCTCCGCATCTGCCTGCTCAGGTCTGAGCGCATCGGCAGGCGCTTCGTTGAACGCTTCCGCATGCGGGGCGAGGTTGAGTGGGTCGAGTTGCTCGCGAAACGCCTGGAGCCGCTCGATGCGCTCCGCCTCTTTCTCCGGAGTGGACTCGAACTCGTACAGCCGCTGGGCGGCTTCGACTACCAGCCGCGACGACACGCCAGCGCTGAAGCGGACGCCACCGACCTTGGCTGGATGTTCCAGCTTGGGCCAATGGTTGAATGCTCGGCGGGCGAGGGCAATGTCGCATACCGCAGCCGGAACAGGCTGGCCGTCCTCGCCCTCGAGTTCGTTGGCCAGCCACTCTTCGAAGCTGGCTTCATACTGAGACTGGGAGGGTTGCGCCAGGGCGGCGCGGGCTTGCCACCCCGCCCATGCATCATTGGTGAACTTGGCGTCCCAGTTCACAGCGATATGCGCCGGCATGCCGCAGTGCTTGCGCACGAAGAGTTCGAACGCCGCGCGCTCATCCCCGCCTACCTGCTCTACCGATGCAGGCGCGTCACGAAGCGGTGTGCCTGCCAAGCCCTTGGCTGCCAGGTAGTTGGTGGCTCGTGCCACCAGGTTGCTTTCCGGGGCATGCCGCTTCAGTGAACTGGCCAGCATGCGAACCAGCATTGCCAGTTCCTGGGTGCGTTGTCCCTCGGCGCGGCCGATGTCGTAGAACGGGCGAAGCCAGTGATCCGCCGGCGGCGGCCGGCTGGCCTGGGCGCCGAAGGCCAGCGCGCCGGTGATGGCGTCTGCGATGGCCTGGCGCTGGTCGATCGCCGACTGGGCTGGCATGTCATTGCCGTGCGCATTGCAAATCGCCGCCATGTTGCGCAGGGAATCCAGCAGTTCGCCCTTGCTCGGGTTCATGCCGATATCGTGGCCGATTGCCTCCCAGGCCTCGAGCACAGTGACCACTTCGGACCTGAAGCCGGCGTACCAGAGCTGCACGGCATCTTCCTTGGCGAGCGGGTAGCTGAGGCCTGCGGCGATCAACTGGTCTTCGGACGGCGGCGCCTGGTCCTTGATCATGGCCAGCAGGCTCTCAGCTGAGGAGTGAACGTCGTCGAGGTCCGTCGACCAGCGGTGCGGGCTGGTGTCGTGGATGTTGTCCAGGGCTTCGACGATGCCGCGCAGGCGGGTGGCGCACTGCTCGATCAGTTGGTGTTGGGTAGATGACATGGTGGTGTCTCCGGTTGCTCCGGCGCCGGCGGCCGGCAGCGGAAGCATTTGCACAGGCCTATCCGTTGGCCCGTGGTGCGGCAGATGGTGGGGCGGTTCATTTCGTGGCGTCTTGCTTCATGGCTTTGGCGTGGCCGACGCAGGTGCGGACTGGGTTGCCCTGGTCGTCCAGGTCGGCGTGGCAGTAGAACCGGCTGAGTTCCTGCCGGCAGTAGATGGCATCGGAGGTGGTGACCGGCGAGGTGTTCGCCGGGGTGCCGAGTCGATAGGCGCAGCCGGCGCACGTGTCGCGAGGGTTCACCGTTGCGGCCAGGACAACGCCCTGCAGCGCTCCGAACATCGTCGGGAGGTTCGCCTGCTCCGCGGTGTGCGGATGTTCGCCGCGCTCGATGAGGATCAACTCGACCATCGCTCGGCAGTTCTCGGCGACGGCGTTGGCCATGCCCAGCACCTGGGCGAACAGGTCGAGCATGGTGGCCGGGTCGCGCTGGGCGGCCATCTTCTCCAGCACCTGGCGGCGCAGGTCCGCCGGCAGAAGCACGGCGCCGGCCAGTTCGTGCGCGTCGGCGGCGCTGATTTGGTAGTCGGCGGGAGGCTGGTTCATGGGACCGCCCTCGGCGCCCAAGGCTGGAGCGCTTGATTTCCAGGCACGTACAGAGGGTGGCGCGGGTGGCCATCCTTCGTCGTGCCAAGACACCAGAGGCGCCCGCCGGCGGCGGTCAAGATGCTGGTTACGGCTTCTACTCGCTCGGGCTTCGCATTGGCGCCCCAGGCGCACACGATGTCGGTGTACTCTCGGGCGATCGCGCGCAGGCGCCAGTCGTTGTCTGGGCCTACTGGGTCGCTGTGCTGCCAGAGGTCGGACGGGTTCGTCGCGCGCAAGGCGTACAGATTGACGACGGCGATCCCGTTACAGCCCCAGGCCGAGGCGAAGTTGCGGCAGCGCCGGATCGTTGGATCGTCGAGCGCGGCATCAGCGGTGCTCGGATTGAGCATCAGGAAAACCGCTGTGCCTTTGTCGGCCAGGCAGTCGCCAGGGCGAGTCAGAAGGTAACGGTACTGGCCGCATTCGCTGATGATGGCGCTCATGGCGTCACCCGCTTGAACTCGACCACCCAGACCCAGGGGTTGGATTCCCAGTTGCCGCCGGTGGAGCGCCAGAGGTGAACGAACGAGTCAACTGCGCTTGGCGCCGGGCATTCACACCCACAGGGCTCATGGTTTCCGCAGTTCGAGCATCCCCCGTCGGTGATACCTTCGGCTCGCGCCTGGACCTCGCTGATGTCCTGCAGGCGCTCGACGCGCACCGCGGTGATCTCCAGTAGGATGCGGCAGGCCCAACGGGGCATGTGGATGCTGGGCCGACCTTTTCCAGCCCAGTCCGGCAGCGGTTGGTCATCTGGGTAAATCGGCTCCTCGCGTCCTGCAGGCCCGACGCTCTGCCAGCCGCCGGCGGTGTAGAGGACGGTGATGCCTCGACCTTCGGCGAGCAGCGGCGCAAGGATGTCCGCTGGCGCGGTCTTATCGTGAGGCTTGCCAACGTGCCAGGTCTCCCGCACCCACAACCGGTCGCCGGGCTCGCCGTAGGGGCAGATGATGCGTGCGTGCAGGCCGGCATCAAGCGCCTTGAATGGCGTATTGGGATCGACCATTGAGCCGAGGAAGTCGGGCTGCGGCTTCATCACTCGCCGCGTGACCGTCTTCCTACCTTCCAGGATGGCGCGGACCATCGGTCCAGTGAACAGGATCGGACGTTCTTTCATGGCTGCACCTGCTTCTGCGAACGGTTCCAGGGATGCCGGCGCCCGGGCTTGGGCTGCTGGCGCGGGGAGAGAAGTGCGTCGCGCAGGCTCATGCCGGCGGCGACGCGGCGGCGGACGGTCGTTGCGTGGACCGGGCTCTGGAAGTGCTCCACCAGCTCGGCGATGGTCCCGGTCACGCCGTCGACGGTGAAGCGTCGGCTCTCGCTCCAGCGTTCGTGCGCGCGCTCCAGCGCTGCGGCCTGCGCCGGCGTGAACCTGCCGCGCGACGCTTCGTAGGCCAGGCGGTTGCCGAGCGTCGTGCCGTTCTTGGCCCACTCGATGGGCCCCATGGCTCCGATGATCAGGTCGAACTTCCAGCGGCCCAGGCCAAGGGCCTGCATCGTTGCGCGGCGGGAAAGCCCGCGCGCGGCCGCGTTGCGAATGAACTGTTCGGTGTTCACGGGTTTACCTCCTGTTGCGCGACGCTCAGCGCCACCGCAACCGGGCGCACCCAGATCGGCGTATTGCTGAGCATGAAGGTTTCGCCGGCCTCGGCCAGCAGCAGCGTTGTACCCATCACGCCGGCGATGGCCTCGGCCGCGGCCGGCGGTACGGCGTTGCCGATGCGCTCGCGCCAGTCGCTGTCGCTCAGGCCGTCGAGGATCAACTGTTCTTCCGGGTCCACCAGGCTCTGCAGCGCGGCCAGCTCCAGGGTGGTGAAGGGCCGGTGCCAGGTGCCATCCAGCGACTGGATGATGCAGGTCAGCCGGTCGTTCGCCTTCGGCATGCGCGGATCGGCCACGCTCCATCGACCGTTGTCGTGCCGCGCACTGGCCGACACCGCGCCGGCGGATTGGTCGAACCCAACCACGCCGTAGTGGCCGCCAGTGAGATACGGGTCTCCCTTCGTCCGGCTGAGCACGCGCGGGTCTTCGACGCACTGGCCTGTGCCATGGGCACTGGTGACCGCTTGTGCGTGGCGGTCCCAAGGCACGATGCGGAACTCGTTAGAGTGTTTGGCAGGGCCACGGTGGCGCGGGTCCGCGACAGCAAATGCACCCTGGCCGGTAGTACTGGCCGCAATCACGGTGCCGGCTGGGCCGTCCCAGTCGGTGACCGGGTACTTGCCGAAACTCTGGCCGCGGGGATCTGCGACGGAGTACGTGCCTTGGCCGGGCGACTTGACGCCGATGATGGCGCCCGAGGTGTCGGTCCAGCGGCGCACGCCGTACTGCTGGTATTGCAGGGCGTTTGCCGGCGCGCGCGGGTCCGCGACAGAGAATGCGCCGTTCGTGGGGCTGCTGCGACCGGCGATGATGCCCGTGCTGTCGTTCCAACCGTGCACGCCCATGTAGCCAGCCCGGTATTTCGGGACGATGATCAGATCGCGCAGGTAGCCGTCCTCGACGGCGAGGTCGTTCAGGCTGCGCCAGTCGCTGCCGGCTCGCACCAGTGCCAGGCGAACCCAGGTCTTCCACTGCAGGGACGGCACACGGTGCATCGGGCCGGCGGCATCGATATCACCGGGAAGCGGCATGCGGCCGAGGATGTCGCCGACGGCGCGGAGCGATTTCTTCTCTGGCTCGTACAGGAAGGGGGGCACTTTCTCGACGTGCCGCGCGACAAGCAGGAAGCGCTTGCGCGACTGGGCCAGGCCGCCCAGTTCGCCGCAGTCGTGAGTTGTTTCCGCCACGGCGTAGCCGAAGCCGCCGAGCAGGCTGTTGATCTGGTCCAGCAGGTGCCGGCCGCGGCTGGCTAGGCGCGGGACGTTCTCGAAGACGATCAGCGGCACCGGGTCATCAGCCCATGCCTCGCCCATGAGCCAGATGCAGCGCAGCGTCAACTCGTTCAGCGCCTGGTACTTCGGGGTCAGGCTCATCTTCTCCGACAGCAGGCCGCTGGCGCCTTTGCAGGGCGAGCTGATGAACACGGCATCCGGTCGGCGCCCGCCGGCGGCGCGTCGGATGTCCTCCGGGGTTGCCTCCCTCCAACCGGCGGGCGGCTCCGTTCCATGGAAGCGGATGTATTGGTCGCGGGTGAACAGGTCCAGCAGGGTGCCCGGGACGCCGGCCAGGCGCTCGAAGTCGCGCAATCCGGCCGGGTCCACGTCGATCCCGCCGAGGCAGACCCATTCGGCCTCGACGTTGCCGACCCGCGGGCGCGCCCGGTTGAAACCGGCGGCACCGCCGCCCAGGCCGCAGCAGAAGTGGAAGTGGTAGAGAGTGCGCTTGATCATGCGGCGGGTTCCTTATGGATGATGTCAGCATCGGCCTCGAGCAGGGCGAACAGGTCGGGCATGGCCATCTCTTCCTCGGCAGACTTGCAATAGCCCGCACCGTCCAGGAAGTAGCGGGAGTTCAGTTCGTGGGCACGGGCCCTGCGCTTGAGCTTCAGCGCGCAGTACGGGACGGTCATGATCCCGCCGAAGGGATCGAAGACCAGGTCTCCTTCCATGGAGTACTGCACGATGGCCCGGTCGACGATGTCGAACTGCAGCGGGCACAGGTGCATTTCCTGCCCCTTGCTGTACTGCTGGGCGTTGAGCGTCCGCATGCGGGCGACGTCGGTCCATACGTCCGGGTGCCAGGACTGCGGCGGCAGCAGCATGAAGCCGGTGGGCAGCTTCCCGGTGACCTCCAGCGATTCGCCGATGCGGACGTGGTGCTCGAAGTCGTAGACGGTGGACAGGCTGTAGTCGCGGTACAGCTTGAACATCACGTCGTGCGGGATGCCTTCGAAGTCCTCTTCGGTCAGCGGACGGTTGCCGCTGCTTCGGGTGAACCCGTGGGCGTCCAACTGCCAGCGTGCCCGGCTGTAGCCGTTGCCGCGGGTGACGGTGAGCTTCTTGTCCATGGCGAAGGGGACGATCTGGCCGTCTTCGTCGATGCACAGGGGCTTGGCCTTGACCACCGGAATGTCGCCGTAGGCGTTGGAGTTGTCGGTGGGGGGCTTACGGAAGATCAGCAGGTACTCGGGCATGCCGACACCCATCTTGGTGCCGTCCTTGCACTGTTCCGTCCACGAGAGGCGGTAGGTCTGGGCGTTCTCGCGAACCACGTCGGTGACGATGGTCTTCATGCCCATGTAGGCCCAGCCGTGCTTGACGAAGGCGCGGGTCACTTCCATGTGGAACGGATAGACGGTCTGGAAGCCGAGGCCGGTCATGCCGCCAGGAACGATACGATCCTTCACGTGGATGCAAGCCAGGCGCCCGGGAATGGTCACGCGCAGCATTTCCGGGATCAGATAGTCCATCTGCTGGAAGAAATGCGCGTTATCGTCGGTGTGCCCGAAGTCGGCGTAGTTCGGCGAGTACTCGTACTGGGTACTGAAGGGGATACTGGTGATGGTCAAGCCGACGCTGTTGTTTTCCATGCGGCGGGTTTCGAGCACAGTGTCATTGTTGACGATGGTGTAGTCCTTGCCCTTGATCTCGATGCGTTCCACACCCATGGAGCGGGTGAGTGTCTGCGCCATGGCGGCGATGGACAGGCCGTATTGCTTGATGATCTCGGTCATGCGCTGAACCATGGTGTTGTGCTGCTGCCACTTCCGTTCCAACTGGCGGCGGATGTCGCGCTCGGCCTCGGTGTAGATCAGGTCGATGCGCACGCGGCCGGTCTGCAGGAAGCGGTGCAGGCGGTGAATGGACTGGATGAAGTCGTTGAACTTGAAGCCGATGCCCAGGTAGATGGCCCAAGAGCAGTGGCGCTGGAAGTTGCAGCCGCTGCTGGCAATCACCGGTTTGGCGGCCAGCTCCTGGAACTCGCCGTCGCTGAACTGGACGATCGCGCGCTCGCGCTCTTCCAGATCCTGGGAGCCGTAGACGCTTACGGCAGTGGGGACGGCGGCCTCGATCGCGTGGCGTTCCGACTCGAGGTCATGCCAGATGATCCGGTGAGCATCTGGGGCCTCGGCGCGGATCTCCATCAGTTTGGCGATCCGGGCGGGCAGGCTCTCGCGTTTCTCGGCGGCGGCGTCCTGCACGCCAATAGCGGTATTACGAAGCAGGCGTCCCTGGCCATTGCGCTCGTGGCCGGCGTGCGAGTGGTCAGACGGTACTTCGTGCCAGCGGATGTCCAGTTCCGGTAGGGCGTAGCCTTCGTCACTGAACCCGAGGTCGCTGGGGCGCTGAACGAAGATCGCCCAGGACGCCACCCACATCCAGAACTCGCCCTCCTTGTGGGCATGGATGGTGAGTTGGTCGGCCTTCTCCGAGTTGCGTTTGAAGAACCTGGTCTTGGCCTGGCCGACATCCATCACGCCGAGGAACGCCGAGTACGCCAGCAGCTCGATGTATTCGTTCGGGCTCGGCGTGGCCGTGGCCACGTACCGGTACCGGACGCCATCGCCGCGGATGCCGGCGGCGCGATCGTCACCCGCGAACAGGGCCATGAACTCGCGGAACGTCTTGCTGCCGCCGAAGCCGCGCAGGCAACTGGCTTCGTCCAAACTGGCCACACTGAACCGTCGAGGGTCGAGCTTGCCATCGCGGACGGTCTCGTAATTGGTCAGGTAGATGGTGTTGGGGTCGTCTACCTCGTCGAAACTTCGGATGAACCGGACGGTGATGCCGAGCATCGCGGCGTCTCGGTAGAACTCCTGGCGCACACCCAGCGGGATGGTGATGAGCGCGTAGCCGCCGGCCAGGTCGCGGGTGACGCGCACCACTTCAAGCTGCATTACCGACTTGCCCAGGCCGAAGGCCGCGAAACAGGCCGCGCGGCCTTGGCGCACCAGCCAGGTGGCGATGGCTCGCTGGTGCGGCTTGAGCAGGGGATGGAAGGCCGATGGCTTCACCTCGAAGCCTTTCGGCTCGGCGAGACGGACCTTGGCTCGCAAGAAGTCTTCATAGGCGGTCATGCTGTTTCCTTGGGGAACGGCACGCACCGGACGCCGCCCTGCCTGACAGGGCGGCCCACGAGGCATGGTTGAATCGCCCACAGGGCGGCGTCCGGTGCGTGCTTTCTGGGAGAGAAAGCGCCCCGGGTGGGGCGCTGTATCGAGGGTCAGGCCGCAGCCTGTTGCTGCTGGTCGGCGAGTTGCCCGGCGTCGATCCAGACCGCCTGTAGCCAGGCCGGCGTCTTCGCCATCGGTTCCTTGAGCGTGCCGGCGACGATCACTGAGTCGATTTCCTTGTCCATGGTCACGGCACGCAGCAGTGTCAGGGCCTGGCTACGACTCGGCAGGTCCAACACATCGAGGCGATCCAGCAACGCCAGGCGCAGGCCGGAGATCGTCGCGATGGCCAGGGCCAGCGTCGCGTCGCACCGCCAGCGTTCGGACTCGGACAGCAGGCCGTACAGTCGACCGCCGAACGTGACATCGATGTCGGCGCTGATCTGTACCGGCGACCAGCCGGCGGTGCCGGACAGGCGCTGCAGCAGCTCGTTCACCGGTCCGATCGCGTCGGCCAGGATCTCAGCCGGGATGCCCGCGGGGGAAAGGGCATCGGCCAGGGCGCTCCAGGCGCAGACCTCGGCGTGGAAGCCGGCGGCCTGCTTGATGACGTCCTGGCGCTGCGCGGCGGCGTTGAACGCTTCATGCAGCGACTGCACCTTGGCCTGCTGCCGGTCACGCGCCTGACGCAGTTCGTTGATCGCCTGTTCGCCGTTGGCGATCGCCTCGGCACTGGGCGCCTGGGCGGTTTCGGCTTCCAGGGCGGCGGCCTGCGCGGCGGCGTCTTCGCTCTCCTTCAGGTCCCGCTGGCTGTTGGCGACGGCCCGCTGAGCGCTGGCAAGGTATCCGCGGAACTCCTCCAGGCGTTTCGCCGCCTCGGGATCGGCAACCTTCGCCGGCGGCTGGTGCGCGACCAACTGGCCGGCCTGCAGGTCCACGGCGCCCTGGCAATGAGGGCAGGTCAGCGGCTGGTGGGCGGGCTCGCCGCTGGCGGCGGCCTCGGCTGCCATCACTTTTTCCGACCATTCGTCCTGATTGGCCTCGTCGGTGGCCAGCTTGTTGCGCCGGCGGTCGGCCAGCGCTGCGGTCTCGCGGAGAGCGGTGATGCGGCTGGCGCGGGACTGGGCGTCGGCGTGGGCGCGCTTGCTGGAGCCCAGGGTCTGCTGGGCCTCGTCCAGGTCTTGGGCGGTGGCTCGCAGTTCCGCGCGCGCCGATTCCAGTTCCGCCTCGCTGACGATGACCGGCGGCGCCTCCGGCTCCCACCCGTTCGCCTTCTCGCTGCCGTAGTTCTCGCCGGTGATTGCCTTCCAGGCGCCGCGCGCCTCGCTGGCGTAGTCCTTTGCCTGGCCGACCATGGCGGAGAACCCGGAACGGAGCAGGGGCTTCACCTTCTCGAACAGCGCCAGGTCGATGCCCTTGGCCTTCAGGCGCTTGGCGACCTCGGCCGGGCTGGCGCTGGCGCCGGTCAGGTCGAACAGCACCCGGCGGCGATCTTTGGCGTCCAGAGCGGCGAAGCGGCTGGCGTCGAGCACGAACGGCAGGAACGGCGAGTCGGCGAGCGGGGAGCCTTTGCCGCTAGGCAGCGCGACCCCGCAGGCCTGCACCTCGCCGGCATCGTCCAGCCACTCGACGTGCGCCTCGCCCTTCTTGGCGCCCTCGGTTACCAGCTTGTCCATCTCCTTCTTCAGTGAGACGCGGCGCGGCTGGCCGTTGAAGGCCATGGCGACGGCGTCCAGCAGCGAACTCTTGCCGGCGCCGTTATGGCCGGCCACCAGGAGCACCGGCGCAGAAACATCAAGGGCCGCATGACGCAGCCCTTGAAAATTGGTGATTTCGAGTTTCGTTATGCGCATGGCTCACTCCAGGGTGATGGGCTCTTCGGCCGGGGCCTTGGTGGCAACGGCGACGCGGTAGGTGTTGAGGTCGGGCGATTCGCCTTCGGTGGCGAGCGTGATCACACCGTCGTCGAGCAGCTTCAGGGCGACAGCCAAGGACTCGTCGGTGCTCAGCGCGAAGCGCGACTGCAGCCAGCCCGGGGTGATCTCGTCTTTGCGCAGCACCAGGACGGTGATGTCGTCGATGGTGTGGCCGCCGTAGGTTGTGGCGCCGGGCTCGGCGGCGCTGCTCAGCAGGTCTTTTTCCGGTTCCGGCGGCGATTGCAGGATCACCTCGCGCTCGCCGTTGGAGTTCGGTACCGATACAACGCCGGCGGCTTCCATTTCCTCGACGATGCGCGCGGCGCGGTTGTAGCCGATTTTCAGGTAGCGCTGGAGCCCGCTGATGCTGATCCGGCGCGTGTCGATGACATGGCTGACCGCTTCAATGTAGAGCGGGTCCTGCGCGCCAGTGCCGCCGGCGTCGTCGCCATCGTCGCTTTCGTCCAGGGCCAGGGCGCTCTGGTCGGGATCGGGCACGACGGTGTCCATGCCCTGCAGGTACTCCTCAGCGTCGGCCACCACCAGCATGCAGACCTTGCCGGCACGGTCGATTAGGTCGTGACGCAGCGGGTCGAACTGGCTGACCTTGAAGGTCGCCTTGATGCCTTCTTTGATCGCCACCGACTCCAGGATGCCGCCGATGGCCGGGCGCTCGCCGGCGGAAATCAGCTTGACTGCATACTTCACGGTGCGCTCTACGGTGCTGCGCAGGCGGTCGATGACGTCGGCTTGTTTCTTTTCGGTCAGCTTCGGCCAGACATCCGGCAGGACGCGGACCTCCTGCAGCAGGGCCTGGAGCAGGTCGCGGCCGAGCGTTTCGGCAGCGAGGGAAGCTACGGTGGCGGGCTGTTCCTCGTCGAACTCTTCTACGAGGTCTTGGGCGATGGTTGCGGCGGTTTGGGCTGTCATTGGCTGCTGTTCCTACTGGTTGGCGATGCGTTCGAGGGTGGTGTGCTGGGACTCGCTGAGGAACATCCGCGGGCCGTAGCGCTGGAAGTTGGCGCGCAGGTCGGCGGTGAACTCTTCTTCCCAGGTGGTGGCGGCATTCAGCTCAGCCGCGCCGAGGAGGCTGTTGAACTCCTCGACACGGTCGAACTGCTCTTCGATGGTTCGGCTTGGCATGGCCGGTTACTCGAGATTGAGCTCGTCGGTGCCGGTGTCCGGCTGCTGGCCCGGGGCGGGTTCGGTGATTTCGCCCGTCTCGGTGTTCACGCCGTCCGGCATTGGAGAGGGCTCGTCCCCATCGTCTTCGGCGGCGACAGCCGGCGGCGCCGGCTCTTTGTCTCGGAGATCATCGACATGCACGGTCACGGTTTCACCCTGGATATCGGTGTCACGCGGTTCGATGTAGTCATTGACCTCTTCGACGGTCTGCAGCCCCATCAGCAGCTCAGGCGCGTACAGGCGGCCGAGCAGGCTGGCGGCGCGGTAGCGCAGCATTACCTCCGGCATGGTGAGCCACTTGCTGCCGTTCTTGGTGAGCCAGCCCTCGTCGATCGCCATCTGCATGGAGACGGTCGGGCCGTCGAGGCGCTCGCCGGTTTCCTTCTCGATCACCCAGGCGGTGCAGGAGCGATGGCGGATCTTTGCCTTGCGCTTTTCCTGGGTCCTGTTGCCATTCTTCCAGGTCGTCACCTCGTAGCTGACCTCTTCCTCTTTGCCGGGCTCGCTGAGGTCAAAACGCAGCGGGCTGAAGCGGCCGCAACTGTTGATCGAGGCGATGATGAACTGACTGGACCAACTCGGACGGCCCTCGATCACGTACAGGTTCTGCATCACCATGAGCGGGTCGGCACCCATACGCTGCGCCATGTTCATCGCCACGATGCAGTTCGGCAGGCCGGCGCCGTTCGGGGTGTAGCCGACCACTTTGCCGCGCTCTTTCACTTCGGCGAAGGCGCGGTACTGCACAGGCACCAGGGTGGACGCGCTGAGCGCCTTGGCGACGCGCTGGATCTGGTCGAAGCCGGCGCCGGTGAGGAGGGACATCGGCGCATCGTTGGTTGACCTCGCAACGGCGCTGGTCTTCAACTGCTCCAGTTGGGTGGGTTCGCTCATGCTGCTGTCTCCTTGTAACCCATGAATTTCCGGTACTCGGCCTCGGTCGCAACGCTCACGACGCGGTGCTCGTCGGGCTTGTCCGGCTTGTTGTGCTGCTTGCGCTGGGCCTCGAGGAACTGGCCGCGATCCCAGACGCGGTGGTGGTTGATGACCTCGCGGCGCTTGCCGGTCGGGTCGGTGAGGCGGACGTACAGGTCTTCGGATTTCATGGCGATCCTCATTCGTGGTAAGGGCAGGTCCGCCAGCGCGGACAGTACTTCGGGCTGCAAAGTGGGCTTTGCGGGTTCGGGGGGAAGAGTCCGGAGCGGAACATGTCCGCCGCGTAATCGATCAGGCCGCGGTGCGACTCGCTGCCAGCCATCATCTGGCGCGCGCCGACGATCTCGCCGACGGCCGCCTCGGGCTTGCCCTTGGTCTTCAGGCCGATGATCTCGGCCGGCGCGGTGATCGCATCGCCGGTGGTGTGCTCGTAGAGCAGTTCGTAGGTGCCGATCTGGGCTTTGTGGCCCTTGGTCTTGGCCACGCCCTGGCTCACCGCGGCGCCGCCGGTCTTCACGTCTGCGATGCCGACGCCGTGGCTATCGCGCTTGATGCGGGCGCGGTCGAGCTGGCCGGTCAGGCGGACGATGATCCCGCCGCCGCAGTCGATCTCCATCGGCTTGGTCGTCAACTCGACGGCGACGAAGTCGTAGTGCGGGCTGATGTCGTTGCAGTACTTCGTGTGCAGCGTCAGTCCGGTGGACTCGGCTTCGCGCGGGCTGATGTCGGAGCCGCGCCAGTCGACCTCGAAATCCGGCTGCTGCAGCGTGTGCACCAGCAGTTCCGAGGCGTCGTAGGCGCTGATCGGCTCGCCGTTCACTCGTGCCGCGTCGAACGCGGCGGTGCTTGCGTGGATCGCGGTACCGAGCAGCGCCCGGGGGGATGATGCGCTGCGCATCTTCAGGAGGTGTACGCCCTCCCACTTGAACGCGCAGTCGAACAGCGCGCCCCAGGACGAGGCGCGCACGGTGATGGTTTGCATGGTTGGCTCACTTCCCGGCGATGGGTGCCGTGGCGGGTTGTTCGGCGGTGATCAGACCGCCCCAGGCTGGGGCGAAGATGAGCAGGATGTGGAAGGCGGTCATGGCCAGTGCGCCGAGGAGGGTGGCTTTACGCTTCGCGTTCACGACGCACCCCCAGGCATTTCCGGCCGCGCTTGATGGTCAATGCCATGCGGCGCGGGAGATTCACCACCAGGGTCTCGCGGGGCAGGCCGAGTACCGCGGCGATGTCGGCGCCGGCAGGCATCACCAGGTCGTCGAGTTGGTCGTCGATGATCGAGCGAACGGGGCGGGTGGTCATAGGTCGATGCTCCTCAGTTCCTGCTGTCTCGCATCCGCTGCGGCGTCGAGCCGGCGGCGCATGTCGTCGTATTGCCGGGTGCCTATGGCGTCCAGCGTGTAGGCCATCTCGATCTGGCCGCGCCATACCAACTGGTCGTGGCGCGGGATCACCGACCGACGCATAGCGACGATCGCTTCCTCGATCACGCCCTCGGCGCGCTCATTCGCCCAGGCCATCGTCGTCCTCCTGCTCTTCGTCCTCGTGCTCCGGTTCCGGCTCCGGCTGGTCCCAGAGCGGGTCGACGGCACGGTCGTAAGCGAGTTGCGCGTTGCTGAAAGCCGCGCGGTTGCGGCGCTCGCGGTATGTCCACATCACCCCCACCTCGCCGAACTGGTGTAGATCGCTTCCAGGTACTCGTCGCAGATGCGTTTGGCCCGCTCGCACCGGTCAACGTCGAAGAGTCCGAAGTGGCATTCGGGCGGCATGATCTGGAGTTCGGCGGCGAGCCAGGCGTAGGCCTGGCTGCGCGTCATCAGCTTGTCGCGCCAGATGCGTTCGAATGGCCGCTTGCAGCGATTGCGAGCGTCGCGCAGCGGCTTGTCGGCCAGCGTCCCCAATGGGACGTCGGTGTCGGGATGCAGGCCCACGTAAGCGCCGCAGCCCGTGCCAGTGCAGGCGTAGGCATACGGCCAGTCGCCGTACTCTCGGCCGTAGATCACCCGGTTGCTGACCAGACGGACCAGACCGCCGCAGTGCGGGCAGCCGGTGGGGATTGGCTGAGGATGCTTGATGCGCTTGAGCGCGCCGCGGCTTACGTGCGGCAGCGGTGCCGGCGGCACCAGTTTCTCCGGGCTGTTCGCTCGTGGGTCGATCATTGCGTGTGCTCCGTGGTTCACCTGCATTCGGCAGCACCCAGGCACACGGCAGTCGTGCCCGGTGGGGCGCCGTGGTGGGTGCTCTCGAATGGAGGTTGAAAAAAGCCCGGCCGGAGCCGGGCGAAGAGGGGGAACGCTGCATGCGCAGCGGGGAGCGGCCTGGCGGTTCGTCTTCGCGCACTCTCCAGGGCGTACCTGAAGCGCCGGATAGTTCAACCTCCCGGTGGCCTGCCGAGCAGGCCACTCTCCGCTGCGCCCTGGCCGTGCTAGGAGCAGGAAAGAGAAGGGCGCCGCCAAGCGCCCTGTCTCCACTTACATGCACCGCCTTATGTGAAAGCGGTTGGGTACAGGCTCGACCGCATGTTGGCGATCTGCCGATTGAGGCTGGGCTACATGGTGAGGTCCTCCGTTGTACGCGCCGTTGGACCGGCGGGCGCTCGCCGTGGGTTAAACGCCCGGCAATGGGCCAGGCGCCGAAGTCAGGAGATCGCGGTGCAGGCCCGCAACGCCACCGGCGCCGACTGGCCTTCGATCCAGATAACCGCCGCCCCGCCAAGCGACACGCTGGCCCGGCCGACGGTGCGGGTGCGCTGTGGTTCGGCCCCTCGGTACGGGCGGTACTCGATCAGCGCTGGCGCCGGGTGCTCTCGGTTCCAGGCCTCGACCAGCTCCGCCGGCGGCACCGGCCGGACGTTGCCGATCTGCTGGTAGATCTCGGAGCGGTGAATAGCGACGTCGTCCGGGGCGGTGATGCCGAGACGCACCTGGTCGCCTTGGCTGCCGAGGACCGTGACGGTGATGTTGTCGCCGATATGCAGGGTTTCGCCGACTCGGCGGGTGAGGATCAGCATATGTGCCTCCGTTCAGGATGCTGGACGTGCGGGCTCAGGCCGGCTCGCAGTGGGAAAGGGCAACGCAACCGGACACTCCGGCGAGCCAGACGACAGCAGTGTGTCCGCCGAGCACCTGGGCTTCGGTTGTCGTCCGGGTGCGCTTCGGTGCCGCGGCGCGATGGAATCGGTAGTCGACCTCGGTGCCGACGGGGTATGCGGAATTCCAGGCAGCAACGGTCGCCGCCGGGTTGGCGTTTCGCTTCATCGTGTGTCTCCGGATAGAGTTCGGTGATGCCCTGCTACCGGCAGGGCTGCGGGTTAGTCGTTGAACTCGTGCAATGCAGCGCGCGCCGCTTTCTTGGCCTCCTTCAACTCCTCGGAGTCAGCCGGGTCACTGTCCAGCCAGTTGCAGCTATCCAGCATGCGCATTGCCAGCTTGTAGGCGTCGCGCTCCGCAATCAGGTTTGCGTATTGCGCGTTATGCAGTTGTACGGTCATGGCCTTGCCCTCCAGGGCGTGTTGACTTCCTCGATGCGCCTGTCTCCAAGCGCATCTGAGAAATCGTTTATTCATGGGTTTATGCTGAGTAGAGATACCAAGGGTTTAAACCGTCCTTGTGCCTCCAGATGAATCGGTCAAGCTCATGCGAACATGGCGGTTTGAAAATGCAGATATTCCCGTCGACTTTCTCGCACCAACCGATCAGCTCGCCGGCTGGCTTGGTCATGTGCTGCTCACTGGCGAAGATGCGGCAGCCCCGCATCGGCTTGAAGAACTGGTACCTCACGCGTGCATCCGCACGGTGATGTAGCCGTTGCTGGCAACAACGTGGTCCCATCGGTTGAACCAGATGAGGTCGCCGAACTTCTTCATGGCGGCCTGGCGTACCTTGATCAGCACGTCATCCGGTGTCTCGTTGCCTTCCGGCAGGGCAATCCAGTCCAGGCGCTTGCCGTTGCTCAGGTGCGCATCGACATTGAATTGAGCCATTTCAGTCTCCTTACCAGGGCTTCCCAGCGTTGATGTATGCGTTTCCTGCGAGTTGCGTGAGCGCAACTAGCTCCATCGAATCGATCTCACCGCCGTAGTACAGGCCGCGCAGCATTCCAACCGTTTCGTGGTACTCAATGCGCGCCTCGCGATCGTCTTCCGCCTTGCGGAGGACCCGAAGTGCCTGGCGTACAGCACGTGAGGATTTTTCATTCATTTTCTGCTCCTCCAGGGCGTGTTGACTTCCCGTCTGGCCCTCGGTGGAGGGCCAGCCAGTGAAATCGGTGTTTCTCCGCACCTGCATGCGGGTCATTCGCTCGGTTCAGCATTTCGCTTCGTCCGCCGTCGCAGTTGTCTGCGCGTTGGCAGGCTTTCGGGCCTGTCGGATCGCCGGTCGCCGTAGAGGCAGGCTTGGTTGTTTCCCCTGGATTTCTTTCGCCCGCCAGGAGGCAGCTCGGGCTGACCTAACCGGCGGTGCCGGGTAGTCGTTCATGGCGCGGGTTGTTAAAGAGCGGTCGGCTCGGTGGCCTGGCCGGCGGTGTGTTGCTGGCGTGTGTAGAAAAATACACAACGTATTTATCATGGTCAATACAAAATGTACTTATTTCTTCGAAAGAAAAGCCCGCTTGAGGGCGGGCTTGATGGTCAAAGATCAGCGAGGGAGCTCGACGTACCAGTAAACGAACAAGCTTCCGTCATCCCGAGCCTCGACATTTACGCCGTCGATACTGCGGAGGTCTCGTTCCAGTCGAAGCCAAGCCCATTCCGGTTCGTTGCTCGCGCGCTTGATCCGCACGGACTGTTGGATTTGCGCCTGGGGCTTTCAATCAGCGCCCGGACTCGGTCGACGACAGCGATATAGGTGGTTTCGGACCATGGAGAGAACAGCATTCCGAGTACTCCTTGTGCTTCGATGCTGGCAGTTGCTGACAGAATTCTGCTATAAAAATACTGTACGAATATACAGTTTAGGGGGTTCTTTCGATGGCCAAACAACAGAAGAAGCAGGACGCGAAACCGATGGCTCCGGTTGAGAAATTGGGGCTCCGCATATCGGAGATGATCAACTCACCGAAAGCCCAAGACCTGCGAAGGGTGACGATCCACCGCTTGGACACGGATCCCGATGACGCATGGGAACAGGTGATGGAACTGCTGTCCGAGACCGACGGCATTGACATGGTTTTCAACGACGACGGCACCGTGACGCTGAAGTGGGAGGAACAGGAGGGAAGCGATGACCAGGTGGAAAGCCAGAGCGAGGATATGGCGACCTATCAGGTCAAGGGGAGGATGTAGGATGGAGACCACGTGGGCGGCGACCAGCCTCGTCAGCGTTGCATGGTCTGGCTCGACCGCAAACGAAAAGCCCCGCAGATGCGGGGCTTGGGTCAGGCTGGAATCTTTCCTATGGCCGCCAGTATGGGGGCCAGGTATTGCTGGACTACCCACCAGACGGCAGCGAAGAACGAGCCACCAACAACCAGCAGCGAACTCAATGCCCAAATGGCCATCTGACCCTTGGTAACCATGCGCGCTTCGATACCTTCAAGCCGCGTCTCGACCTTGCCAAGCGCGACTTTAACGTCGGTCATATCTCGTTCCAGGTTGATGATCCGAGTATCCACGCCATCACCCCCAGGTGGAAGTCCGCTCTTCTGCTTCAGGGATTCTAGCTCCCGCTCCAAGGAAGCATACTGAATTTGGAGCAAGCTGACATCAACGGTCTGATTCGTCATCGTCCTCGACCCTAAGAATCTCCCCGATTTCCTTGATCGTTGCGATCTGGTCATTGATGCTGTGCATTGCCTCAATCAATCTGGATTGAGCATGTGCAGGAATCGAATCCATCGCCGACAGTATGGATACGATCCTCATCTGCGAGCTGGCATTCTGCAGGGCAAACCTGTGGAGCCTGGTGATCGCCAACTTCAGAATTTCAACGTCGTTTTCTGTGGTCATCAGCCGCCCCTTCTGGTTGTCAGTTCTTCCCAGGCTGACCATTGGTCATCACGTACCGCTTGACCTTGTTGTCCTTGTCGAAGAGTACCGTCAGGCTCTGCTGCTCCATGCCGGTCCCGAAGGGGCCGACGTAGACGTAGAACCAGATAGCCTGAAGATTTCCATCGGAGTCGAAGGATTGGGAAAGCGGATTACCGAATCTCTCCAGCATCTGGTCGTAGGTGGTCTGCCCCTGAACGATCTGTCGAACGTCCGCCTGATCGATTGGTGTCCCGTTGCTGGCACAGGCGGACAGAGTAATCATCAGTACCGCAATAGCGATTGCTCGCATGGAACCTCCTTGTTTGATCAAAAAATGTTCTGCGCCAAGCGGCCTGGCTCAGAACTTCTGCCCGTTCCACCCGTAGATCACCTGAACTTGCGGATAGCTCGGGTGACAACGCCGACCATCTCGCAGTTGTCGTCGATGGATAGCATGCGATATGCGGGGTTCAGGGGTTTCAAGTACTTCTGGCCTGCGTCGGACACGAACTGTTTGAAGGTTGCCTCGTTGCTGTCGGCCAGCTTCGCAACCACCAGATCGCCAGGCCTCGGCTCGAGCCCGGTGTCGACGAGAATCAGCATGCCTTCCGGAATGCTCTCGCCGGCCGGGGCCGTCATCGAATCCCCCTTCACCTCCAGCCAGAATGACCTTCCCTTACCCTTGTAGTCACTGAGTTCGAATGTATCGAAGCCGGCCGGCTCTATCGCTTCGCGCCAAGCGCCTGCGGCGACCCAACTAACTATCGGGTATCGATACATGCGGGTCGGCTGATCTGCTGGTGCCACGTTCTGCACTCGATCATCAGGCAACTGGATTGTGAGAGGGGGCAGATTGAGCAAGGTCAACATTTGATTGATGTCGGCAATGCTGGGCTCTCTCCGCCCGTTTAGCCAGTGCGCTACGGCCCCCTGAGTTTTCCCCATCTGCTCTGCGAGCTGCGCTTGTGTGATGTCCTGCCGCGCCATGGCATTGCGGACTATCTGTATCCAGTTATTCATGGGCGGAATGCTACAGACCGTATTAGCAAGTGCAACGCACGTCATGTACTAATCCTTGCAAGAAATAAGTACGAAATGTATTTTCAAAAAAGGACACTTCACCTTGGAGGAAGCCATGAGTGCCTTGAAAGCCATCCGCAAGCAGGCGGGTGTGACCCAGACCCAGCTTGCCGAGCGAGTTGGGCTGACCCAGGCCGCGATCGGCCACTACGAAACAGGGCGCCGTAAGCCTGGGCTCAGTGAATGCCGACGTATCGTGGCGGCACTGAACGACCTTGGTGCTGAGTGCACGCTGGCTGAAGCTTTCCCTGAGCCAGAGCATGACTCGCTTGCTGTATCCGTCCAAATGGCGTCCTGACCATGTCGACGAGCAAGTTAACCCCCGAGCAAGAGTCAAGATCACGCGATTTCGAGGCGCTGTTCTTGAGCCAGCTTCTGTCTGTGGGCCAGAAGGTCGTCGCCGATTCAGTCGGCTTGAGCGAGTCGGCTATCACCGGGTGGAAGAAGGACGGCCTCATCGAGCGCTTCTGCAAGGCCGCCTCGGTGCTTGAGCTTCAAATCGTTCCCCAGCATGCGGTGGTCGTCAGCGCGGACTATCTCCGTTCGCTGGAGACGTTGGCCGAGCTGGGCCTCAAGGCCGAGAAGAAGCGGCCGGGACCGCTGGGTTGGGACTGAATGCCGTCCTTCCAGATCAACGACGAGGAGTGGGATGCGCTCTTCGACGAGCCGCATCAGCTGCTGAAGGTGTACTGCGCGATCCGGATGTTCATGGACTACAGGACCGGCATCGCTGGCGAAACCCGCCGCCTGAGCGAGCAGATGCTGATCGAGGTTTTGAGCATCCCGGCATCACCTGGGCGTCCTGCGCACAAGGCGACCCGCAAGGAGGCCCGCTACACCATCGATGCGCTGGTGCGCCGCGGCATGGTCGAGCCTATGCCCAGCATCGGTCCTTTCGTTTTCCACCTGCCGAAGGCCTCACGGGATCAATCCGTCTCGGAGAGGTGGGGCCAGAGGTTTGACCAAGGTGGGGCCAGACCTGGGGCCCTAGGTGGGGCCAAGGATTTAGAGTCAGAAGCCCCGGAACTACTGGGCTACAGCGAAGAGGTTGGAGCAAGTGGGGCCGGAGGTGGGGCCGGAGGTTCTCCCGAGGTGGGGCCAGAGGTGGGGCCTACATCCGGTCTTCCTCCGATACCTCCTCCGTCACGTAACGCGCGCGAGGCAGAGCCGGTATGTGGTGCTGATCGATTCCCGATGCATGAGGCCTGGGTGCCGAGTGCGAAGGGGTGGCCGGCAACGCTGGTCCGTAACGGGATTGGGACCTACCAGCTACGCGACGACGAGCTTCTCGAATTCCGCAGCTACTGGATCAACCGCCCCGAGAAGTATCAGTCCCAAGGCCAGTGGGAGCACGAACTGGCACAGAAAATCCGCCGCAACCAGCGCTTCGACCAGAACAGGAGCAGCCATGGAAACCAAGCAGGAAACGCCGAAGGCCAAGCCGGCCATCGTGCCGCAAAGCGCGGCCTCCCACATCGACAGGGCCCTCGCTCAGCCGTCGACCGCGTCAACGCAATCGTCGCCGCCAACGAGGCTGCCCGACAGGCTGCTGGAACGGCTCTGGGTGAAGATGACCGAGATGTACGGGCACCGCTGGACGTCGAGTTTTGGCGACAACCCGAATCCTGACGGCGCCTGGGCTACGGTGCTCCAGGGGCTGACCGGTCAGCAATTGGCCCACGGGCTCAACATGCTGACGTTCATGGGCAGCCGGTTCGACTGGCCGCCGGCGGCGCCGACATTCCGGGAACTCTGCTTGAGCGTCCAGCCGGAGTCGCTCGGTCTGCCGGACCACGACACCGCGTTCCACCAGGCTCTGGCGTGCCGCTATCGCCACCAAGTGGTCAAGGCCGCCGCCGAGGCCACCGGCGTTTTCGATCTGCGCACCGGCGAGGTGAACGACGATCGCCTCCGCAAGCGCTTCGGGTTCCACTACGCAGAGATGGTCCGGCGGTGGGCAAACAACATCCCGCTGAGCCAGCCCGTCATCCACGCGATTGAGCATGACACCGGGAAGAGCCTGCTGGACCTGGCCGAGGATGAAGCCGAACAGCAGCTCCGCCGGCGGATGCAAGCCCAGGGCCTGGATGGTCTCAGTGGCGCCCAGGCGCGGGAACTGCTGCTGGCCACGATGCGCCGGAAAGCGCCGGAGGTGCGCCGTGATGCATGACCTCCGCCCGGTGATGTTCACCGTACCCGGCGAGCCTCAGGGGAAGGGGAGGCCGCGTATCGGCCGCGTCGGCGCCCACGCCAGAATGTTCACTCCGGCGAAGACGGCGAACTACGAGGGGTTGATTGCGCACAGCGGACAGCAGGCCATGGCAGGTCGCGCGCTGTTCGAGGGCCCAGTGCTGGTCGAGCTCGACATCGCGCTGAGCATCCCTCAATCGATGTCGAAAAAGCGGAAGTCGCTGGCGCTGGCCGGCGGCCTGTACCCCACCAAGAAGCCCGATATGGACAACGTGATCAAAGCGATCTACGACGGCCTGAACGGCGTTGTCTGGAAGGACGATGTCCAGGTCGTGAAGGCGGTGGTGGGGAAGCGCTACGGCGAAACGCCAGGCGTTCGAGTGAAGATCGTCCCTCTCCTCGAGGGCGAGCAGTGACTACAGGAAACTACAGGGGAGAGTCGAAATGAGACTGATCAGCGCGCGCCAGGCTTGGCATGACGCCTTCTACGAGAGTCGGAGCTCAGTGCTGGCGGTGGCGGCCGACAAGGCCGCGCTGGGCAAGAAGGGCCGGGTGGCCAACGAGACGCACCCCGACCGCAAGGACACCAATGGGCGTAGCGCCCACATGCTGGCCGCCGGCCTGGTGCAGGCTGCCATCCGCTCGCTGCCGAAGCCGCTGCAGCACTTCGGCCACACGCTGTACTCGCCGCTGGCCACCGGTGACGACGTGGCGATCGCTCACGGCCTGGTCTGGATCGGCGCCGGCCTCGGCCAACTGACCCAGCGCCAGGGCGAGCGGGCGTACTGGATGGCGCTGGCGGCGATCAACTCGCACAAGCGGGCGGTGAATGGCCGGGACACGCTGGGCCCCGGCGAGGTCTGCCTGTTCATCGAGGAGCGTCTGGGCTGCCGCGTCGACCCCAGCCACTGGGCTCGGGACTACGCCAGTACCTGGGAGCGGCTGGCGCGGCACGTCGACAAGCTGGACGCCCAAGCGCTGAAGCCGGTGGCCGAGGTGGTAGCGAAGCAGAGCGGGCTCCGGAAGGGGCCGGGCTGGCGCTGGCTGGAGAACGACCGGGACGTGGTCGCCGAGGCTCGGGCCGAGCTGTATGCCCAGCGCCGTGAGCACCACCAGCAGCGCCTGGCCGAGCGCCTGCGCGGAATGTCAGACCACCAGCTGGCAGCCTGGGCGGCGAGGATGAAGCGGTACGGAGAGGCCTACCGGGCAGAGTGGGGCGATGACGTCCTGGAACTGCCCGAGGTGCACCAGCGATACCATGACCGCGTGGCTGCCTACTGGACCCAGCGGGAGCGCCTGAAACAGGTCGCTTGACGATTTGGCGAGCATTTGGGTATCGTTTTGCCACTGTGCACAGTTACACCCGATCAACAGATCCCCCCGAAAACCCGGCCCTGGCGCCGGGTTTTTTCGTTTCTGGAGTACCCCATGGCTGAACCGACGAGCAGCGGAGCAGTAGCAGCAGCCGGCGCCGTCGGGCTCACTGCCACCGCAATCATCCCCGGAGTAGACGTCAATGCGGTGATCGGCGGCTTCGCCGGCGCGCTGCTGTTCGTGCTCTGGGCTCACGACCTGACAATGGCCAGGCGCCTCGGCTACCTGCTGGCGTCCTGGGTCGGCGGCTACTACGCCGCCACAGAGGCTGTCGGGCGGGGCGCGACCCAGTTCTCCGGGCTGCCCGCACTGGTCACCGCCGCGCTGATCGTCACGATCCTGATCGGCGTGCTCGACTGGATAATCGGTGGCCGCGCGCCGGCATGGCTTCAGATCGTTCTGCAGCGCATCGTCGGCATGATCGGAGGTCGGAAAGATGGTTGACCTGGTGACCCTGGCGGCTGCGGCCGTCTGCGGCGCTATCAGTTGCCGCATCTTCACGTACCAGCGCCACGGCGCGACGTACCGGTTTGGCGTCTCGCTCTGCGCGTACATCCTCGCCGCTGGGACCGGCATGCAGGCGCTGTCGATCAGCTTGGCTGTTCTGATGGCGCGCCACGCAACGCCGATATCGCCCTACCTGCTGGCGGTCCTGCTGGTGCTGCTGGTGCTGGTCTACCGCAACAAGGGCAACATCGCGCCCATCCTGAGGCTCAGTTGAGGTGATCCATGGCGCTAACAGCAAAACAGCGCCGCTTCGTCGCCGAGTATCTGCTCGACCTCAATGCGACCCAGGCGGCAATCAGGGCCGGGTACAGCAAGAATCGCGCGTCCGAGATCGGTTACCAACTGCTGCAGAAGCCGGACATCACATCCGCCATACAGGCGGCTATGAAGGAGCGCGCCGAGCGCACCAGGTCTGACGCCGACTACGTCGTCCGGCGCCTGGAGGAGATCGATCAGATGGACCTCCTGGACATTGTCAACGATGACCTGACCCTCCGCCCGCTCAGCCAGTGGCCCAAGGCCTGGCGCCAGTACCTCAGCGGCTTCGACTTGGCCGAGATGTTCGAGGGCAAGGGCGATTCCCGCGCGGCGGTCGGCATCCTCAAGAAGATCAAATGGCCGGACAAGGTGAAGAACCTGGAACTGCTCGGGCGCCACTTCGGGATGTTCAAGGAACGGGTTGAGCATTCTGGGCCTGCTGGCGGGCCAATAGCGGTGGCCGCCATGACCAAGGAGGACTACAAGCAGGCTCGCAAAGAGATGCTGGCAGAAGATGATTGCTGATCCTGTGACGCTAGCCCGGAAGGAGGAGTGCGAAGAGGATGGGATGTACTTCGCCCGCTACTTCTTCAAGCAGCGCATGGGCAGCAAGATGGTTGTTGCGCCGCACCACCGTGTCATTCAGGACACGCTGGATCGGGTGGTGAGCGGCGAGATAACGCGACTGATCATCAACGTGCCTCCTGGATACACAAAGACCGAGTTGGCGACGATAAACATGATCGGGCGTGGCCTGGCGCTGAACAACCGCGCCAGGTTCATGCACCTTTCCTATTCGCACAATCTGGCCCTGCTGAACTCCAGCACGGCGCGAGGCATGGTGAAGTCTTCGGCGTATCAGGCCATGTGGCCCATGTCGCTGCGAGATGACGCCGACAGCAAGGCCATGTGGTGGACTGAGCATGGCGGCGGGGTTTATGCATCGTCCGCTGCCGGCCAGGTGACAGGGTTTCGCGCGGGCCATATGGAGCCTGGATGGCAGGGCGCGCTGATCATCGACGATCCGGTAAAGCCCGACGATGCATACAGCGAGACTGTTCGTGACGGTGTGAATAGCCGCTTCAATGAGACGATCAAGTCCCGCCTGGCGCTGGAAACGACGCCGATGATCGTCATCATGCAGAGGATCCATTACCACGACCTAAGCGGCTACCTTCTGCGAGGCGGGTCAGGGGAGATCTGGCACCACCTCAACCTGCCCGTGATCATCGACAACAGCGAGCCGTACCCAGCGGAAAACACTCACGGAATCCCGATCGAGCATGGTCTTCCGGATGGCTGGCTATGGCCCTTCAAGCACAACGAGAGCCACCGCACAGCGCTTTTCTCGCATCGACGCACTGCAGAAGCCCAGTACATGCAGAAACCTCGGCGGTTCAACGCCGAGGGGGCGTTGTGGACAGAGCAACTGATCAATGCGGCGCATCAATTGCAGATCAGGGCCGACCGCAAGCGGTGCGTGGTGGCCATCGATCCCCAGGCCACCAACAGCGACGAGAGCGACGAAACGGGAATTGTGGCGGCAAGTTGCTACGGTGCCGGAGATTCTCGCCAGTTCTCAGTGGATGGTGACTACAGCGGGAAATACTCCCCGGCAGGTTGGGCCAAGAAGGCCATGGCTGCATACGAGCAGCACCAGGCCGACGCGATCGTTATTGAGACGAACCAAGGCGGCGACATGGCGGAAGAGACCCTGAAGAACGCGGGTTTCAAGGGGCGGATCATCCGAATCCACGCCAACAAGGGAAAGTTCGCCCGTGCTGAGCCGATCTCGGCTCTATACGAGCAAGGCAGGGTGGCTCACCAAGGCGCGCTGTATCTGCTGGAGAACCAGCTCATGGAGTACATCCCCGCGACGGCGAAGAAGTCGCCGGACCGGCTGGACGCCATGGTCTACGCCTTGACCGAATTGGGCGGAGCCGCGCCGCTTGGCATCCTTCTTCCCGGAGCCCGCTGATGGCCATCTTCATCCTCAAGGAGCGCGCTACCAGCCGCTCCATGGTTGTCCGTGCGCGCTGCACTACATGCGCCCGCACCGTGGCGGTCGAGAACGCCGGTGCCGAGGGGACGATGGTATGGCGTGACCCCAACCTCTCTTCTGTCGAACTGGTCCGCGAGACGGACAAGCCAGGCCTCATCCTGAAATCGGACTGACCATGACTGACAAACTCGACCTCGCGGTCAATCACGCGATGAGCAGTGCCATCGCGCGTGCCCGAATGAGCCTGCTGAACCAGGGCATTGGCCATGACGCGAAGCGGCCACAGGCGTGGTGCGAGTACGGATTCCCCCAGGAAATCACGTTCAACGACCTGTACACCATGTACCGCCGGGGCGGCATCGCCCATGGCGCGGTCGAGAAGATCGTCAGCACTTGCTGGAAGACGAATCCGCAGGTCATCGAGGGTGACGACCAGGACCGCTCCAAGGACGAAACCGAGTGGGAGAGGAAGAACAAGCCGTTGATAGCAGGCGGCAGGTTCTGGCGGGCTGTCTCCGAAGCCGACCGGCGCCGCCTTGTTGGTCGTTATTCCGGGTTGCTCTTGCACATCAGGGATAGCCAGCCGTGGGACAGGCCTGTCACGGGAAAGGTCAATGGCCTGGCGAAGGTCACCCCGGCCTGGGCCGGGTGCCTTAAGCCCAAGACGTTTGACGAGAAACAGGATAGCGAGACCTACGGGCAGCCCACCATGTGGGAATACACCGAGGCCTCCCAAGCCGGTCGTCCCGGTCTGGTGCGAGATATCCATCCGGACCGGGTGTTCATTCTCGGAGACTGGACCGACGATGCAATCGGATTCCTGGAGCCTGCCTACAACTCCTTCATCAGCCTGGAGAAGGTCGAGGGAGGCAGTGGCGAATCGTTCCTGAAGAACGCCGCACGCCAGCTCCTGCTGAACTTCGACAAGGAGATTCAGCTCGGCGAGATCGCCAGTACCTATGGGGTGACGATCGATGCGCTCAACGAGCGCTTCAACGAGGCAGCGCGTCAGTTAAACCGAGGGAACGATGTCTTGCTCCCAACCCAGGGGGCGACCGTTACGCAGATGGTGTCCGCTGTTTCGGACCCCGGCCCTACGTACAACGTCAACCTGCAAACCGCCGCCGCCGGCGTCGACATCCCGACCAAGATCCTGGTGGGCATGCAGACCGGCGAAAGGGCGAGCAGTGAGGATCAGAAGTACCACAACGCCAGATGCCAGGCGCGCCGGGTGCAAGAACTGACGTTCGAGATCAACGACCTGTTCGGACACCTGATGCGCATCGGCGTGGTCCCGCTGAAGGCTGAGTTCACGGCAATCTGGGATGACCTCACCGTTCCAACCAAGGCCGAGCGCCTGGCCAACTCCAAGACCATGAGCGAGATCAACAGCGCCGCAATCGGCACTGGCGAGCCGGTATTCACCGCGGAGGAGATCCGCGAAGAGGCTGGCTACGACCCGCTCGTGGGCGGTGACCCGCTGCCTGATACCGAACCGGAGGATGAAGATGCCGCGCGCACCGATCCTACCGGCGAGCAGCAGTGACCCGACCGGGGTAGATCGACTGGAAAGGGGCGCAATGCGCGAGTTCGACAGGCGCATGCGGAAAATCCGGGATGGCTATGTCGCTGCCTTGGATCGAATCCCGGCCCAGCCGGTGGTGAATGAGCAGTACACCTACCGTCTCGACCAGGCCCTTCTCTCCGCGGCGTTCGCCGACACCAACCTGATGGTCGACGAGATACTGCAGGAGGGCGGGGAGCGCGACCTCTGGTTCTTCGAATCCTATGTCGGGGTTGCCTACATCCGCGGTACCGCACAGACGCATGCCAACCTGGCGCAGCAATCGCCTGCATACCGCGCCGGCCGGGAATCGCTGGATGTCCTGCTTCGATCCGACGCCTACCGCGCGCGGATGGCACTGCTTCGCGCCCGGGAGTTCGAGGAGATGAAGGGCTTGTCCGGCCAAGTCAAGGCCGACATGGCGCGCATTCTCGCCGAGGGCATGGGGCGCGGAAAGAATCCCCGCGAAATCGCACGGGATCTGACCGCCCAGACCGGCATCGAGGCGCGTCGCGGCCATCGCATCGCACGCACCGAAGTCACAACCGCTCTCCGAAGGGCTCGCTGGGACGAAAAAGACGCTGCTGAGGCCGACTACGGCGTTCAGTCGAAGCTGATGCATATGTCGGCCCTGTCCCCCAGCACCAGGGCAACCCATGCGGCCAGGCACGCCAGGCTCTACACCTCGGACGAGGTGAGGGACTGGTACAGCCGAGACGGAAACTCGATCAACTGCAAGTGCAGCCAGGTCGAGGTACTGGTCGATGACGAAGGGAACCCGGTGGTCCCGGCCATCGTCGAGCGCGCGCGCCGCAACTACCAAGTCATGAAAGCCAAAGGGCGCGGGCCCTGGGCGAAAGAGGATTGAGCCATGCCCATGCAGGTCAACATCACCACCCAGGTCAACAGCGCCAGCATTCGGCGTGAGACACACAACGGGCGCGAACATCTGGTTCTGCCGAGCTACACCCTGCCGGCCGGCGTGATCATGAACGGTGGTCTCTACACCGCCGAGCAGATCGACAAGCACTACCCAGGCCTGGAGGGAACGCTGGCGCCGCTCGGGCACCCGATGGTCGACGGGAAGTTCGTGTCTGCGTTCTCCCCTGAAGGGATCAACGCCGCCCACGTCGGCGCCTGGAACCGCAACGTGAAGAAGTCAGGCAACCGGGTCTACATGGAGAAGTGGGTCGACGTCGAGTTCGCCAAGTCCACGGAGGGCGGCCGTGAACTGTTGCAGCGCGTCGAAGCGCTGGAGAAGGGGGAGGACGTCCCCCCGATCCATACCAGCGTTGCCGCATTCCTCAATCGCATCGAGCCGAACGAAAGCCAGCGTGCCCAGGGCGCGGAGTGGGTCGCCGACATCCAGAGCATGGACCACGACGCGATCCTGCTGCACGAAGTAGGGGCGGCCACTCCTGAGCAGGGCGTCGGCCTGATGGTAAACGCCGACCAGGCTGTCCCGCTTCAGCCGAATTCCGGCGCTCTGGTTGGCGAGTCCTATCGGGAGCGGGAGCAGCGTCTCGATCGCGCCGCAAAGGAGCGATTCGCCTCCGGCCCTGACCAGTACGCATGGGTTGCCGACTTCACCGACTCTCAGGCTGTGATCAGCCGCAATGGCGGTGTGACCGAGGTGTACGGCTACAAGGTCGAGGCAGGGAAGATCGTCTTCGACGAATCTGGTCAGCCCGTTGTCAGGCAAGAGTCCTGGGTCGCCATGGTGGCCAACAGCATCAAGAACATTTTCACCCATCGTCAGGCTCGGCCTGATCAACCTGAGAAGGAGGGCGACATGCCCCTGACCCCCGAAGAAAAGGCCGAAATCGTGAAGGAAATCGGCACCAACACCTCCAGCGCCATCAAGGAACTGGCGGACACCATCATCAAGCCCCTGGCCGACAAGGTCGACGGCCTGGTCGCCAATCACAAGGCGCTGGCCGATACGCTGACCGCCAACCAGCGCGCCGAGGAAGACAGCATGCGCGAAGCGGTCAAGGCCAAGTTTGGCGAGGTCATCGCCAACAGCCTGGCCGGCGACGCGCTCAAGGAAATGTTCAAGCAGTGCGGCGAATCCGCTCCGTTGGGCGCCAATGCTGCCACCGACAAAGGCGGCCTCACCGCCGATATCGCCAACCTGCCGAAGGAGTAAGCCATGTCTCGCTATCGTCGCGTGAACATCGACGGCAAGTCGCTGTTCAAGACCGAAACCCGCAAGACCGCCGCGGCACTCCTGCCCGGCACGTTCGCCGTGATCAATGGCAGCGACCTGTTCGCCCAGGCAAGCGCCAGCGTTGGCCGCCTCTACGTCATCGACTGCGCTCATCACGAAGGACTCAACATCCGCGATGCGGTTCCCGCCGGCCATTCGGCCGTGGGCAACTACGTCGAAGAGGGTCGCGAGCTCGCCGTGCTGTGCCCGGCCGGCACCTACAAGAAGGACACGCCGATCAAACTCGGCACCAGCGGCCAGGGTGCCATCGCGTCGAGCGATACCGACACGGTCCTCGGGTACAGCCAGGACGATGCAGTCATCGCCTCCGGCGAAACCGACTTCATACGCATCCGCTTCCGTGTCGGCAGTGTCGCCGCCCCGGCGCCCTAATAGGAGTACGGACACATGTTCCTCACCCAGCAAGCAATCGCCGCCCATCCTCGCCTGATGGGCCACTACCAGGAGTTGCAGGCCAACCGCAACATCTGGAACAACCAGAACGCTGCGATGATCACCCACCACCGCGGCGCCATGACCCCCGAAATGCTGGCCTGCAACGCGCTCGCCGGCCTGGGTCGTGAGTTCTGGGCCGAGGTCGACGCCCAGATCATCCAGTACCGCAACCAGGAAACCGGCATGGAGATCGTCAACGATCTCCTGCAGGTGCAGACCGTGCTGCCGATCGGCAAGACCGCCAAGCTCTACAGCGTGGTCGGCGACATCGCCGATGATGTGTCGGTGAGCATCGACGGCCAGGCCCCGTACTCCTTCGATCACACCGAGTACAACTCCGATGGCGACCCCATTCCGGTGTTCACCGCCGGCTACGGTGTCAACTGGCGCCATGCTGCCGGCATGAACACCGTCGGCATCGACCTGGTTCTGGACTCGCAGGCTGCGAAGCTCCGCAAGTTCAACAAGCGGATCGTTGCCTACACCCTGGACGGCGCCACCAACATCCAGGTCGAGAACTACCCGGCTCAGGGTCTGCGCAATCACCGCAACACCATCAAGGTCAACCTGGGCTCCGGCGCCGGCGGCGCGAACATCGACCTGACCACCGCCACGCCGCAGCAGATCATCGACTTCTTCACCAAAGGCGCATTCGGCCAAGCTGCGCGTGCCAACAAGGTGGACGCCTACGATGTTCTCTGGGTTTCCCCGGAAATCAACGCCAACCTGTCCCAGCCCTACATGATCACCATGGGCGGCGGTGCCAACGCGGTGGTGGCCGGCACCGTGCTCGATGCGGTCATGCGCTTCATCCCGGCGCGCGCGGTTCGCCAGACCTTCGCCCTGTCGGGCAACGAGTTCCTGGGCTATCAGCGCCGCCGCGACGTGGTCACCCCGCTGGTCGGCATGGCTACCGGCGTTGTGCCGCTGCCGCGCCCGCTGCCGCAGGTCAACTACAACTTCCAGATCATGAGCGCCATGGGCATCCAGGTGAAGAAGGACGACGAAGGTCTGTCCGGCGTGATCTACGGCGCCAACCTGGCGTAAGGAGAGCAACATGCCCAAGTACGAGGTGATCAAACCCTGGAACGGCGTTTCCAAGGGCCAAGTGCTGGAACTCGACTCTCTGGCTTCGGCACTCCTGCCGAACGTGCGCGAGGTTGGCGCACTCAAGAGCGGAAGCCTGACCTTGGACGTTTCGACCCAGGTCGACGAAGCGGCCAGGCAAGCTCTCGCCGAAGCGCAGGCATCCGTCGACGCCATGATCGTTGACGCCAAGGCTCAGGCCGAAGGCATCATCGCCGCAGCCAACGCGGAAGCAGCGAAGATCCTGGATCAGGCCAAGGCCCAGGCCGGTACCCTGACGCCGGCGATCCCGGACGGCAGCGAGCGCCGCGAGCTGATCAAAGCGCGCCTGAAGGAACTGAAGATCGAGTTCGATGGCCGCCAGGGAGAGGAAGCGCTTGCCGCCCTGCTGCCGGAGGGCGAACTGGCGAAGCTGTTCCCGGCCAAGTGACCGGTGCGTGACGAGAGGCCGCCTGCGGGCGGCCTCGTCGTTTCTGGCCTCAGCGATGGGGTCCCTTCTTCTGGAGAATGAAATGTTTGGCAATCAGACCGACTCGGACATCCCGGCGATTCCGAAGGCTCCGCCCGCTCCTATGGGGTTCCCGGCCTCGTTCGGGGCTAGCGATGACTTCAGGCTCTGCGATGCTATCCGGAACACCGTGGATGCTGCGCAAGACGCCCAAGGTATGACGCTTCGGATTCTTCAACGACACCTCCTCCGTCTGTGCAACCTGCAGGTCGAGCAACTGGAGGGATGTGGTGATGATCACATTTGAACAGGCCCGGCAGTACCTGCAGAGCCAGGGCATCGACAACGTGCCCGATTTCATCCTTGCGGCGTGGATCGAGCAATTGCAGCAGATCCAGGACTGCCTGGATGCCAATTACCCGGCATCGACCTCGCTGCTAATTCAGGCCTACCTGCTGGCGCTGTTCGCCCTGGCACAGGCCGACAAGTACATCAGCAGCCAGACGGCACCATCCGGCGCTTCTCGATCGTTCCGCTACCAGGCCTTTGCTGATCGCTGGAAGGCGCAGTTGGCCCTGCTGAACGCCCTGGACAAGTACGGATGTGCGACGGGGCTGATTCCACCGAACCCAACCCAGACCGCACACGGCGGTCTTTGGATCGCGCGCGGTGGCTGCATGTGTGGTGACTCATGAGCACGACGGCGAATTGGAGTTACACCAACACGGCGACGGTTCGGCCATTCCTGCACTTCGACCTTTCGACCCAGGAGGCTGTTTACGGTCCCGAGTACGAGATCGCCTGCACCTGGGTAGCGAAGGGTGAGCAGGTCCGCGATAACAACGGCGCCGAGTTCGTGTCGCGCCACCAGATCTACACCGAAGATCGCCGGCCGAAGTACCTGGACCTGATCCAGTTCGACGGCTCCAACGGCTGGGAAGAGATTCGCTCGGTGACGAACTGGGACATGTCCTTCTTCGGCGAGCAGCCGGACTTTCTACTGGTGACCTGACATGGCAATCCAAGGCATCGACCGCGTCCGGCGGAATCTTCGTGTGGCTGTCGAAAACATCGCCGGCGACGTTTCCGAGCGCGCTGTTTATGAGGTGCTGAGCCAGGGCGCCGCAATGGCGCAGACCATGACGCCGATCGACACATCGACTCTCGTCAACAGTCAAACGGCCCCCCAGATCACTGTTGGCCCAAACGGGGTCGAGGGCAGCGTCGGTTACACCGCTGCCTACGCAGCAGCAGTCCACGATGCGCCAGGCACTCTCGCCGGCCAGCCGCGGGACGAGAACGACCCTAGCCGGGGGGGGACTACTGGGACCCGAATGCGGAGCCTGAATTTCTCACGAAGGGCTTTGACCAGATCATTCCAGCAATCCCGGCCATCCTCCGCAGGACCTACCGCGTATGACACCCTACGACGCCTTCCAGGATTGGCTGGCTTCGATCCTGGGCGAGGGCTACCAGTACAGCCGTGGGATGTGGGTCGACCACCCCTCGCTCGACTCGGCATTCATCGCAGCGATCCAGCAAACCGGCGGCGCCCCGACTCAGGTCGACGTCCGTCGCCTGCGGTTCAAGGTGATCCTCCTCGGCCCGAAGGGCGTCCGGAAACACGTTGTCGACGTCGGCAACTCAATCGAGACCCTGGCGCAGGCAGCGCTTGGCGACAGCGTCCCTTGTGGCGCCGCATCTGTTCGGGCAATCGGAGAGCCGATCGGGCCCGGATACACCACGGAAAACCGGGCCTGGTACAGCCTGGACCTTGAAGTTCTCTACTAATCAGGAGGCCAGACATGGCTTGCAAGAAGCTCAAATTTCCGGGCCGCGACGTCGTGCTCGAGTATTACATCGGGTGCGGCGATGCGCTGCCGGCGGAGAATGACTGGCGCCGTTTCGGGTCGCTCCGCACGAAGGAGTTCACTGTCGAATGGGACACCATCGACGCAACCGACTCCGACTCGGTTGGCGCACTGCGGGAGAACCTGGCCAGCTTCCAGACGCTCACCATTTCCGGTGACGGTACCGTGAAGTCCTCGGGTGCTGGCGCGCAGAACCTGATCGACCTGACGAAGCATGTCGTGAAGCCGGACGCGACCGGCGGACAGCCTGTTGTCTGGATGCGCATGACCTTCCCGGACCTGACCTTCACCGCATTCATGCTCATCAGCAACCTCAGTCGCTCCGCGCCGTACGACGATGTCACCACCTACAGCTTCGAGGCTTCGGCGACCGCTTCCGACTTCGGCCTGATCGTCGAGGATACCCCCGACGCGGATGCGCCGGACCCGACCAGCATTCAGGTCGTGCCGGAGACCCTCTCGCTTACCGTTGGCGAAGGCTTCAACTTCGAGGGCGTCGTGCTGCCTGTTGGCGCTCCGCAAGGCCTGCGCTGGACTTCCAGTGCGCCGACCGTGGCCGCGGTGAACGCGGTTACCGGCGAGGTGAGCGCGCTGTCGGCCGGCACCGCCACGATCACCGCTGCTTCCAGCGTCGCCCCGGGCGTCACCGATACCGCAACTGTCACGGTTGTCCCGCTGGTGCAGGGCATCACTGTCTCGCCGACCTCCGTCTCGATCGCCGAAGGCGCCACCCAGCAACTGACCGCCGCTGTATCCCCGACCGGTGCGGCTCCTGGCCTGGTCTACGAAAGCGCGGCGCCGGCGATTGCCACCGTGAGCTCGACCGGCCTGGTGACCGGTGTTGATGTCGGTACCACCACGGTGAAAATCACCAGTGCGGCACGGCCGTCGGTGAGCGTGACCGTTCCGGTAACCGTTACTGCACCGTGATCCTCACCGAGATCGGTGAGATAGGCGTACACACGGCCTCGGGGGAGTGCTTTCTCCTGCGGCCGTCCCTGTACGCCATGACCCAGCTCGGTACGCCGGCCGAGATTGTCGACGTCTTCGCGCGAGTCATGAGCGACCCGATCACCGAGAAGCACCAGGCGGACCAGTTCGCCGACGCCCTGGCCGTGGTGGTGGCCTGTAGTGAGCAGGACCTGTCCGACGTGTTTGGCTACTACGACCAGGACCTGGTCTACCGGCCAGGAACTGCGGACGTCGAGCACCTTGTGCCTCTCGCGCGCTGCCTGCTGAAGCACGGCGTCACAGGAGCGCTTCCGCCACTCCCCCGGCGCCACGACGAAGAGCCGAACTACTCGGGGGAATTCGTTGCGCGGGAGTACGTCGCGACGGCGATAGCGCACCTGGGGCTGAGCGAGCGCGAAGCTTGGTCCATGACCATGACCGGCCTGATCGGCGCTCTGCGCGCGAAATATCCCCCAACCGAATCGAACGCTCCGGGCGCCAGAGCCCCGACCGCGGCAGAGCATGACGCGACGATGGAGTGGTTCGACAAGATCGAGGCCAAGCGCAAGGCGCGGGCGAAAGGAGCACCCTGATGGCTGAGAATGTCGGCAGCATCTACTACACCGTCGAGGCGGATACCTCTGGCCTTGTAAACGGCACGAATGCTGCTGACCGTTCATTGGATCAGATGCAGGCAACCATGCGGCGTGCTGATAGCGAGGCGGCACGTCTCAACACGACTGTCACCAAGCTTTCGTCGGCTATTAAGACGATCATCGCGGCGTCAGCGCTCCGCGAGATGGCCAGCATGGTCCAGTCCTATCAGGAGATGGCTGACAGGGTTCGTCTGGCGTCTGCAAGCCAGGAAGAGTATGAAAACGTACAGGCCAGACTGCTCCGTACCGCCAACGGGACATACCGAGCGCTCTCCGAGGCGCAGGAACTCTACATCCGCACTTCTGCAGGCCTGAAAGCTCTCGGATACGACACAACGTCTGCACTGGATGTGATGGATTCGCTGTCGTATGCATTCGTGACCAATGCGACCAAGGCGGATGCAGCAGAGGCAGCGATCAGCCAGTTCTCCAAGGCAATCAACACCGGCAAGGTTTCGGCTGACCAATGGGAAACAATCTCCAGCGCAGTCCCGTCTGTTATTGAGGATATCGGCGCCGCTGCAGGTAAGACGGGGGCGGAAGTCAGGAGTCTTGGTGCGCAGGGGCAATTAACGGCGCAAATGCTCACCGAGGGTCTACGTAAGTCCTTAGAAGAGAACTCCAAGGCAGCCGCCGGCATGTCCAATAACCTGACCGATGCAGGGGTCAGGATTCGCACTGCATTTACTCAAGTCCTTGTTTCGTTGGAAGACCAGACTGGTGCCCTTCAAACATTCACCAATGGTCTTATTTCGGCTGCTGATGCGCTTCTTGAGTTCGGGCTTGACTCGGAAAAAATGGCAGCATTTCTCGACACTGCAACAGTCGCAGCAGCTTCTCTGGCCTCTGTTGTGGCTGGGCGTCTAGTTACCTCCCTGTATGCAGCAGGTGCGGCCCAAGTGCAAAGATTGCGGGCAACGCTTGAGCAGATAGCAGCTGATCGGAATGCTGCTATAGGTGCACTGCGCCGGGCAGAGGCAGAGAAGGCGGCGGCCGCCGCGGCTGTCGCTCTGGCTCAGGCGGACTTGAATGCCGCTAGGGGTTCGAATGCCCACGCAACAGCTCTAAACGCGCTGCTGGCCGCTAAAGAGCGCGACTTGGCCGCCACAAGGGCACTAACGGCTGCTCAAACAACGCTGAATGGTGTAGCAACCACCGGGACAGTGGTAATGGGAGGCCTTCGAGCGGCAATGGCGTTCCTCGGCGGACCGCTTGGGGTTGTTCTGTTGGCCGCAACCGCGATCGCAATATTTGCAACGAATGCACGGGAGGCGAAAGAGCCTACGGACCTTCTAACTCTGTCCGTTGAAAAGCTTGGACAGGCACAGCTGAAGGTTGCGCGACTGGATATCGACAAGCGAATCCAGGCAGTGAGCGACAAGCTCAAACTGCTTGGGGAAAACTATGCGTTCGCGGCAAAAGAAGCCCAGGGCTCTGGTCGAAGGGCCAATCGGTACGCTGAAGATGCCGTGCGTATCCAAGGCGCGGTCGAGGAGCTTACGCAGGAGCTTGACCAGCTACAGAAAAAACGTTCAGACGTCGACGCTGCCCTGGATAAAAAGAGTTCATCCCCATCCGGTAATGGCCCGGGTCGCCAGGCAAACCCGGAGGATACAAAGGCTCTCCAGAATCTTCGCGACGAGGCTGAACTATCTGCTCTCGCGGGTGAAGAACGGGCGAAGCTTGCCGCGCGCAAAAAGCTCAGTGCTGATGCCACAAAAGAGGAGATCGCGGAGGCGGAGCGTCTCGCTGTCCAGATATTCCGCAACAGCGAAGCGCGGAAGCAAGAGAAGAAGTCAGCCTCTGATACCGCCTCTACGGTCAAAAAGTCGATGGAGGATCAGCGTCGCGCTGCCTTGGACAATGAGAAGACTATCGGAGACCTTTCCCAGCAACTGGCACAGGCTGGACTGAAGGGAAAGGAACCGGCAGAAGCTGGGGCGCAATCTCGCCTTAATCCATTCGCCACGCCGGAGCAGGTCGCCCAGGTCCGCGCGCTCGCCGCGGCACTGTACAAAGCGCAACAGATCGAAGCCAACAAGCAGTTGCTGGGTCAGATGGACCCGATCGCCGGCGAAGATCAGCGCTATCAGACCGAACTGGAGAACCTGAAGAAGCTGAACGAGGCCAAATTGCTCAAGGACCAGCGCTACCTGGAACTCAAGGCGCAGGCAGAGCAACAGCACGATGCCACGATGAAGCAACTGGAGGAGGAACGATTCCGCCGCCAGGCTGCCGGCAACGAGATGATCATGGCAACGCTTGATCAGGTGCAGCAGGCCGGCACGAACGCTCTGACAGGGCTGATAACCGGGGCGAACAATGGTGCTGACGCCATGCGACAACTGGCCGGCGCCATGCTGAACCAAGTCGTCGGCGCCCTCGTCAAGGTCGGCATCGAACAGGCGAAGAACTTCATCATGGGGCAGAGCATGCAAGCGACCGCAACCGCCCAGGGCATTGCTCAGGCCGGGGCGTTGGCTGGCGCATATGCCCCAGCTGCAGCTGCGGCCGCTGTGGCCTCATTTGGCGGCGCTGCGACGGCAGGCCTTGCTGCAATGGCAGCAGCAATCCCAGCGATGCTAGGCCTCTTCGGAGGACGCCAATATGGCGGAGGCGTCCAGGCAAATGGCCTGTACCGCATCAACGAGAACGGCGCGCCAGAGGTATTCCAGGCTGCGAATGGCCGGCAGTACATGCTGCCGAACACGCGAGGCGAGGTGATCAGCAACGGCGACGCCACCGCGCAGGGCTCGCCGCAGATCAGCCTGCAGATCATCAACAACGGTCCTCCGGTTTCCGCCACCGCCACCATGGACGGGAACAACCTGCGGGTAACTCTCGATGCGGTCGAGCAGGACTTTGCCAACAAGGTTTCTTCCGGCCAGGGGCTTTACCCGAAAGCAATCGAAGGCGCCTATGGATTCAAGAGGGCAGGGCGATGATCAAATGGCCTGATGGCCTTCCCTTCCCACTCAGGGAGGGGTACGGCTTCAAGACGGTAGAGCCTATGGCCAGGACGTCCCTCCAGAGCGGCCGGGCACGCTACAGGCGGAACTTCAGCAATGTGCCGGTCGCGCTGGAGGTTTCCTGGCTGTTCACTGCTGAGCAGGCTCGGCTGTTCAAAGGGTGGTACCGAGACGTCCTGAAAGATGGCGTCAAGTGGTTCGAGTGCAATTTGCGTACGGAGGAGGGAATCGTTCCGTGCAACCTGCACTTCGAGGGGATCTACGACGGTGGCTATCTCGTCGGGCGCGACCACTGGTGCTTCAACGCGACCGTCGTGATGCGAGAGCGCTCGATCATCGATCCTGGGTGGGCTGAGATTCTGCCCGAGTACATCCTCCTCGCTGACATCTTCGACATCGCGATGAACAGGGAGTGGCCTCGACATGGCGACGGCTCTTGAGCGGTTCTATGCCTCAGGCGGTGAGGACCTGCAGCTCGCCACGATCGAGTTGTCATGCCCGGTGTGGCCGGAGCCTATCCTCATCTGTCAGGGCTATGACGACATCACCTGCATGACCGAAGACGGGCGGCTGCTGACGTTCATCGCCGGTGCGATCGACGTATCGATTCCGAAGCGAGACAACAGCGGAAACCAGAACGTTGGATTTGCAATCGACAACGTGACCGGATTCGCCCAGCAGCGTATCAACGAAGCCCTGGAGGCGGGCGAGTATGTCACCCTGATCCTGCGGATGTACCTGGAGAGCGATCTCACAGCACCTGCTGAGCGTCCGTACCGGATGAGGGCCAAGACGCCGGGTTTCGAAGGTCTCACTGTCCAGGTAGAAGCCGGCTACTACGACCTCATCAACACCGCCGCGCTGCGCCACATCTACAACGTTAGCGAGTTCCCTGGCCTCAAATACTGGCCCTGATCCCATGCCGAACAGATACCTCACCGCCATCTATACCGAGGGCGGGCGGGCCCTGCCGTGCATTGACTGCTGGGGCCTGACGCTCATCGCGCGGGTTGAGTTGTTCGGGCTGCCGATGCTGACCGACTTCGGCGGTGTCACGCGGCGCACCCCGGTTTCGATGCAAAGGGCGTGCGATACGGAGATCCAGCGCGCGCTCGAGCAATGCGAGCCAGGACCTGGGGTCATCGCCGCGGCCTACAGAGGGCGGCTGCTCGATCACGTAGGTCTTCTGGTCGAAGTGGATGGACGCCTCCGGGTTCTCGAAATCAACCCGGGAAGCGGGGTTTCACTCACCCCGCTCCAGAAGTTCTCCGACAAATACTCCAAGGTGGTCTTCTACCGTGATCGAAATCTACCCATCGCTCCTTGACGGAGAACCGCTGGAGCGGCATCCGATCGGCCGCAGGATGACGATTCATGCCTGGCTGACCGCGAATTCGCCCGGGTACCGCTGCCACGACGTCCACCCGTTCTCTATCGGTGTTGTCCCCGCTGAGGTTGCGCTCTGCGATGACCTCACCGACAAGCAGAAAAAGGCCCATGAGGAGTTCATCCATCCCGGTGAGTGGGCCGAGCGCATCATCGACCGCGGCGACATTGTGAGGATCTACAAGTTCCCGCGCGGGACTGATCCGTTCACGATTACTGCGGCCCTTTTCAAGGGGGCGCAATCGGTTTTTCGGATGCTCATGCCTCAATTGCCCGGCATGCCGACGAACCCCGGGCAGGGCGCGTCGCTTTCTGAAACCAGCGCGCGCGGGAACAAGGTAAAACTCGGCGATGCGATCCGCGAAGTCGCTGGCCGTCGTCTGATTTATCCAGACTACATCCTGCCGCCCCGGAAGTATTTCGCCGGTCCGCGTGAGCAGTGGACCGAAATGCTCCTGTGTATTGGCCGTGGTCGGTTCCAGATCGCCGAAGGGGCAGCGAAAATCGGTGACACGTCGTTCCTGGCACTGGGCGCTGATGCCTCTTTCCAGATTTTCGAACCAGGGCAGAACGTCAGCGGGCACCCGGCATCGGTCTGGTGGCACCTGGTTGAGGAAGTTGGTGCGAGCTCAACTGGTAATGCCGGCCTGGACCTGACCGAGAGCTCCAATCTCACCCCGAACCCGTCGGCAACTACGTTCACGTTTTCCGGAACGAACATCATCATTTCTGCCGGAGCCGGGTCGTTCCCCTCTGACTGGGTTGCGGGGACGATCCTGCGGGTTGAGGCGATGTACCCCTATTCGGTGAACGATGGCGGCGGGACGAATCGCGACGTCGTGACGGGGGATATCGCTCAGCTCGGGCTGGATGTTGGCGATGAGATCGAGGTTGTCGGCACCAACGGCGGACTCTACCTGGTGAACGACATCACCTCAACGTCGATGACGCTCAACTACAGCAACGGTTCGCCGGCCAATGCGTTGCAGACCGGCTCCGGAAATGCAGCAATCGGCCCGCGTGGGCTGCGCTATCGGATCACGGCGTACAGCGCGCAGCAACTCACCGTCGAGCGGCTGACCAGTGCGGGTGGTGTCGATGTTGACTGGCCAGGATTCACCGCTCTCAACTCGTCTACGTCCCGAGTCACCATCGATCCGACCAGCCTAGAAGGGGGCTGGCGTGGTCCCTTCCCGGCGTGCCCTGTATCGGAGAAGACCAACTTCGTCGAGATCGACGTATTTTGCCCGGAAGGGCTTTGCGGTGTAGGCAGGGAAGGGCAGATCTACCAGATCCGCACCTATTACGACATCCAGTGGCGAGACATGGCCATCGGCGGCGCATGGACGACGGTCAGCAAGAACCATGCTGGCAGTTCTCTCGACCAGCAGGGTTTTACGGACGGCATCCCGCTGCCGTACATGATGCGGCCCGAGTTTCGCATCAGAAAAGTTTTCGTCAACCAGGGCGGCAACTCAACATCCGAGTACCGAGACCGCACCCAGTGGTACGGGATGCGCGCGCGCCTACAGGCTCCATCGTCCTACGCCGGCGTCACGACGATGGCCGTCAGGTATCGGTCGTCTGACCGTATCGCAGCGCAGACCGAAAGCCGCGTTTCGGTGGAAGCTACTCGCATGCTACCGACTCGGCAGAACGGTGCATGGACGAGCGAGATCGCTACGCGAGACATCGTCCCGTTCCTCTGCTACATCGCCAAAGAGCGCGGCTACACAGACGCCGACCTCGACCTAGAAGAACTTGATCGGCTGGACGCCATCTGGAAGTCCCGCGGCGACACGTTCGACATGATCTACGAGGACGGTAAGGTCACGGTCGCGCAGGTCATGGACGATGTGCTTGCCGCCGGGTATGCGGAGAAGACGATCAAGCGCGGCGTGATCTCCGCAGCCCGAGACGAACCAAGGACCACATTCGGGCACATGTACTCGCCGCAGAACATGGATGGTCCGCTGAGGATCAGCATCAGCGCTCCGTCTGAGGACGACTATGACGGAGTCGATGTGGAGTTCGTCAATGCCAACGGCTGGATCGAAGATACCGTCCAGTGCCGGCTGCCCGGCGATGTCGGCAGGAAGGTCGAGAAGATCACGGCTGTCGGTGTCACAAACCGCGATCGCGCCTGGCGCTACGGGATGCGCCGCCGGATGGCTCAGCGATACCGGAGAACAGAGTATTCGTTCGATACCGGCCTCGACGCGCTGAACAGCGACTTCTGGGATTACGTGGCCCTTGCCGGCGATGTTCCCGGCCCAGGACTGGCGCAGAGCGCATACCTGAAATCGTTCGTGATCTCTGGAAGCTCGGTCCTGATCGAGTCCAGCGAGCCGCTCGACTGGTCACTGCTGAACTCGCCAGCGCTCTACCTGCGGCGCCCAGACGGAACGGTTTCCGGTGGATATCCGGCGTCGAGGATCGACGACTACCGGCTGAGCATTCCCAGCATCGATTTCATCCCTGATGTTTCTTGGGAGATCGAACCTCCACACCTGCTGCTGGGAAACCCATACCCGGCCCTGATCAGTTCCATCGATCCCAACGGCAATACCTCGGCATCCGTTCGTGCGGTGAACTACGACCCCAGGGTCTACACCTACGACAACGCCAGCGCCCCAAACTGACCGCACACGAAAAACCATAGCCCGCCATAGAGCGGGCTTTTTCATACCCGGAGAATTTGCATGACTACATACGCCACTGGCAATCCGCTTGGCTCCAAAGACCCGCGTGATCTGTACGACAACGCCGAGAACTTCGACGCGGCAATGAACGACCGGGTAAATACCACGTGGAATGATCGTTTCGGCGTTCTTCGCCTAACGATGAAGGGGTATGAAGAACAGTTCAACGACTTCCTCGCCAACTCCGGCTACGAGCCGGTGCCGCTGGAGTACGTCGACGGCTCACCGCTGACCGTAGATCGTCCGACCCAACTCATCGAGCGTGATGGCAACCTCTACAGCGTCAAGCTGTCTGCATCGTTCCCGGTTGAGCTGACCGGGAACTGGGCGACTGATCAGAATTTACTTGTCTCCCAGGTAGACCGCTCGCTGCGTCAGCAACTGAGAGATTCTGGCGGATCAGGGATGGTGGGATTCAATGCGTCTGAATCTTACCCATCAGATACAATCGGCTACGAGGTAAATACCCTTATGGCGCTCAAGGTTGTCGTAGTTACGAATTACGGCGCTACCGGCAACGGGACGACTGATGACACGGCGGCGATTCAGGCTGCCATTGCAGCAGCAGGGCCATATTCAGATGTCGTATTCCCGTCTGGAACCTACCTCATCACCTCTACGCTCACCTCGTTGACTGGTCAGCGCTGGCTTGGTAGGGGCGGCCAACGAGGCACTACGATCAAGAAGGGCGCCAACATCGACATGGTTGTTGTGGGCAACCTTTCCACTATTCTTGATATCAACCTAGAAGGCGTTGGCGCTACTTACACTGGGAAAGGGTTCCGTATTGTTTCTGGATTTAGTCAATCGATCACCCGGTGTCGGGCGGTAAACATGGGCGGGAACCCCCTGTGGTTCGATGTCGATGCAGGTAGCGGGGCTAATGTGACATGCTTTGAAGGCTACCCTGTAGATCCAGATGCCTATGCAGGAATCCAGATTGCTGGTGATACTGGTGCTCATCCTAGATTTTTCAGAGGTATTTGGTTGGGTGGTGCTAACTTCGCACTAGGCCCAGGTGGCGGAAATGGTGGGAGTCTGTCTGAGTTCTATATCAGGACTTTCATATTTGATCCGACATCCGTGCTTTTCCATATCTCAAATGGAAGATGTTCTACTCCCGCCACAACTCTCAGTGGATTTGACCACTCAATTGATGGGGTTGCGTTCTCTGGCACTGTGACCCTTGGCTCTGCTCAAGGAATTAATCTCGGACCATCATGTGGTATAAATAACAACTTCACCGAAGTCAACTCGAAATATAACTCTGTCTATATCCAGAGAAGAACTTACACTCCAACGTGGGCGCAGTCTACTGCTACGCCATCAATCGGAAATGGCACTCTTACCGGGAGTTTCGTCAGGTCTGGTCATATGTGCCACCTCCAGCTTGAGCTTATTGCAGGTTCAACGACCACCTTTGGCGACAGCGCCTCGGCTTATAGGTTCTCGCTACCTTTCCCTGGGCATCTGTCGTTTAACCAACGTGGCTTCCCTGTAAAAATCTATGACTCAAGTGCCGGGACGGATTTTACTGGGTGGGCGAGTATTGCGGCTGGTTCCTCGGAGTTTACGATCTCTTTCGGAGGACAGCAGGTTAGGGCGTCTTCGCCCATGACATGGGCAAATGGGGACACCTTGCAGTGCTCATTTTCGTACATGGTTAGGTAGGTTCGAGTCGCCACAGGGATGTGGCTATCGGCTACAATCGGCGCCTGTCAATCTGGAGGACGCCATGTACGCGATGCTCACCGGGGTAACCCTGCTCATTTTTTCAGTGCTTGCAAGGCTTCTAGCGCGTATCGCCATACACCCCTCTGTCGCTATGCCGGTCACCTGGGGGTTAGGCCTTCTCGGGGTCAGCCTAGCATCTATGATAGGTTTCTATCCTGTCGAGTCAGACGCTCTGCTTATTTTCCTCGCCGGTGTCCTTTCGTTTTCACTCTCGTCCGCATTTTTCTCTTTCATCTACAATTCATATACTCCTCCATATAGCTACAACATTCTTTTCGATAGAGATCTGCGCGCTAAATCTCTAGTTTTTTTCTTCTGCATAGCACACCTGTTTTTTCTCACAGTAATCTACAGAGATTTGTCCTCTATTGCTCCAACTCTGCGCGAAGCTGCATATATGGTTCGTGCGCAATCAGTATCAGGTGAGCCGCTCCTAAGTTCTTTGTCTCTGAACTATCTTCAGCTTGGACAAACAGTAATACCTCTTGTGGTCTTGCTTTATCTGCGTGGAAAATGCGGGGCTATAGGGATGCTGTCTGTTTCTGCTCCATGGATGGCTGTCATACTTCTGGCAAGCGGTAGGTCATCTCTTATGCAGATGCTTGTCGGGTTGTTCTTTATTTATGTTCTGGTAAAGGGTCGTCCATCCATCAAGAGCATTTTTGTAATAGGTGCGGCAATGTTCTTGGTCATTGCCGTTGGTGCAGTTGCAACATCTAAGATCCAGTTTCACGAAGGTGATGGACTCTCTACCTTGTTCGTTGAGCTTTATCGTCACGTTGCTGGATATGCTTTGCAGGGCCCTGTTTTATTTGATCGGTACTATCAGGGGTTAATTCAGGTTGAACCTCATTGGTCTCCTTTTAACGGTCTTTGCAGTATGGGTTATATATTGGGCTTGTGTGATAAGCCCATTCAGCACCTAGACTTTTACGCTTATGCTCCAGGTGAGCTTGGAAACGTATACTCAGTATTCTTCTCTATGTACCCTCACTATGGTGTTTTAGGTGTGGTTTTCTTCATGTCTGTTTATGGGATGGTTTGCTCATATGCATACTGTAAAGCCAAGAAGGGTAGTCTGTATTTCACAATTCTTTCCTCGTACTTCTTTTCTGCAATCGTGTTTTCCCTGTTTAGTGACCAGATATCCACGTCATGGTGGTTCTACGTCAAAATGACGATCATCCTGGGAATCCTGTGCTTCGTGTTTAAGCGTGACAGAATGTTTGTGATACGCCTTCCGCAGAAAGCCAACTGATATCGTAAAGTCTTCCAGGGCGCCGGCCATTCAGCCGGCGCCGAGCAAGCCACTAGCGGATGCTGAAATCAGAGTACCGGTTGAGCCTCAGTCGCCTCTGTACCGCATCGAATTCACCATCGAAATCCTTCCTGAGCTTCCAGACGCCCATGTAACCATCCTTGAAGTGGTCGATCATCTCTACGCCAGCGCGGGAGCCGTGCTGCTCCAGGAAGCTGTAGAGGCTGTGGCGCTTGAATATCTCGTACAGGTACTGGAAGTGGTGGCAGACGAAGTACACGTCGTAGAGCTGGTGGTCGTTGAGCATGGTGCCGCAGCGTTTTTCAGGCTTCGGCAGCAATTCGCCTTCGTGAACGCTGTAGGCGGCGACGAAGTTGCGGGCCGCATCCAACTGATTGGCGGGGATGTCTGTGGCAGACCGAACCCCGAATGCGGCATGGGTCTGTGACCAGATTTTAGCGGTGGCGCGGCGGCGGACTTCGACGGGGAGGGCAGCTACCTTCCCCTTGATCAACGAACCGAGCATGTGGAAGCCATCGGTGCCGATGGTTTCGCCAACCAGGGTTGCCATCTTGTTGCTGGAGTCCTCATAGCGACCATGCTTGCGAATTGCAGGAAGCACCTCGGCGGTTACCCATTTCTTGAAGCGCTTGGCCTCGGCCTTGCGGCTGCGCAGGATCGCCGAGTACAGCCCAGACTCGTTGATGACCAGCATTTCCTGATCACCGCCAGGGGTGGGCAGAATCTGCCTACCCTTTTCGTCATCGTCCAGATTCCGCGCCATATCCTTTGCAGTCAGGTACTGGAGAGCAGAGGCGATATCGGCAGCAACGAACCATGGCTGGTCGTCGATCAGCATGGTGCGGACTTCGCGAGCGTCGAACTGGAACGGAATTACTTGAGCGGTTTGCATGATGAGGACTCCTTACCTGTTTGGGAGTTCGCCATCTCTGCGACCAAGAAGAGGGAGGCGAACTGTACGCGGGTTGGCCGACCGGGGGTAAGGCTCCCGGCACACCCGAAGGTGTCCCACGCACAGCCCGCCATAAAGCGGGGGCATAAAAAAACGCCCTGCGGCGCTGTGCGCCTTACCGATTCGGGCGGCCAAGCCCGACCGCTGAATTTGCAGCGGCAGGCGGAATATGGAATAAACGCCAGCATTCGTCAACGTTCATGAGGGGCTGGGGTGGCTAAAAAGGAAATCGACCCAGCGAGCATCCATGCGAACCGAATGGCTAAGCTGAATAGCGCGTCCAGCAGCTACGGTTGCAGGACTTTGTTTATGCATCTATCGGCCCTTCGTCCAGATACCCGAACCTCTCACGCGGCAAGGCATGGAAAGCTTTTCACTGCTGATCAGGTAAGGGAGTGGTATGCGCGTGATGGCAATTCAGAGGGTTGCAGGTGCTCACTCGTCGAGGTTCTCGTAGACGAGCAGGGTATCCCCCTGACCCCCATGCTGGTTGAGCGTGCGCGTCAGACTTTCGAAAATATGAAGGCGAAGGGGCGCGGCGACTGGACAAGAGAACTGTGACCTTGAGTGATCTCAGCAGCCCGGCCAAGAGCCGGGCTTTTTTATTTCAGGAGAACGTATGCCTATCACCGAGCAGCAGTTGCTGCAGATCCTCCCGAACGCCGGCCCTCGAGCCGGCGTTTTTGTTGGTGCGCTGAACCGCGGGATGACGCGGTTCGGTATCACGTCGCCGGTGCGCGCGGCGGCATTCCTCGCCCAAGTTGGCCACGAAAGCGGCCAGTTGACCCGCCTGGTGGAGAACCTCAACTACAGCGCGCGCGGCTTGGCGGCGACCTGGCCGAGCCGGTACCTCGGCGCCGACGGCCAGCCCAACGCCCTGGCGCAGCGCCTGGCGCGCAACCCCCGAGCCGTCGCCAACAACGCCTACGCCTCGCGCAACGGCAATGGCGACGAGGCGTCCGGCGATGGCTGGTGCTACCGCGGGCGCGGGCTGCTGCAGATCACCGGCCGGGCGAACTACCGCGCCGCCGGCGCCGGGCTGGGCCAGCCGTTGGAGCAGGAACCCGAGCTTCTCGAGCAACCGGAGTGGGCGGCGATCTCGGCGGCCTGGTGGTGGGCCAGTCACGGCTTGAACGACCTGGCCGACCGCGGCGAGTTCGCCGCCATCACTCGGCGCATCAACGGTGGTCTCAACGGCCAGGCGGAGCGCCTGGCGTTGTGGGAGCGCGCAAAGGCGGTGCTGTCGTGATCTCGTCCCGTGTTGTCTCGGTCGCGCTGGGCTGCCTGCTACTGGTCGGCCTCGGCGCCGCCGGCGGTGTCTGGCTCGGCGCGCGGCACTACCGGCCACAGCTCGATGCCGCATTGGCAGATCTGGTCGCCTGCCGTGCCGCCCGGGGAGAGTTGGAATCCGCAGTGGCGGAGCAGGTCCGGCAGGTTGCCGCGCTGCGCGTGGCCGGCGAACAGCGCGCCCGGGATGCCGCGCAGGCTGTGGATCGGGGACGGCAGCAGGCCGCGGAGCAGTATGCCGAAGCCCAGCGCCTGGTACGTGAGCGAACCGCCGGTGAGCAGTGTGCGGCCGCCGAGGCGGTCATTAATCAGGAATTGGGCCTATGAAACTGCAGGCGTGGCGAAAGACTGCAGGTGCAGCGATTTTCGGCAGGTGCAGCCGAAAGGCGCAGGTGGTGCAGGTGCTGGGGTTGGTGTTCGCGCTGGCGGGATGCGCCGGCCGGCAGGATGCCGAGCCGCGCACGGTGCGCGTAGAAGTGCCTGTTGCGGTGCCGTGCCGAGTGCCGGCAGTGGAGGTGCCGGCATGGGCAGCGGCTGGGCTGAAGAAGAGCGACGACCTACAGACCAAGGTCCGTGCGCTGCTGGCCGAGCGGCGGCAGCGGATCGGTTATGAGGCCCAGTTGCTGGCTGCCAACAGAGCATGCCAGTAGGAGTAGACTACGGCCTTTTCTACGGAGCTTGGTGATGCTGGTGATTCGATTGGCGGGGAAGTGGACGCTGAAGCTCGACAGGCAGGTCGGCAGTTCCGGCAAACACGGGATATGGGCATTCCACTGCTCTGAAAGCACGTTCGCGCCGTCTTCAAACGACCTGCGGCGCACTGCGGCGATCCTGCCGGCCGAACCCAAGGAAGGCCAGACGGTGGAAGTGTCGATCTGCGAAAGCCCGCACTCGCCGGATGGCTGGATTGCCGTCGGATCAGGCGTCGCGGCTTATGAGGCCGAGCGCTGAAAGTCAGGCCCACCGCCAGGGCCGGAAGTCATCAGGGATCTGCTCGGCGAGTTGCAGCGTGCCGCCGGCGTCGAGTTCGATCGTGAGACCACGCACAACGCCCGCGCGCTCAAGCGCCTGGCCCAGGCGCAGATAGACCTGACCATCCAGCGGATCCCGGCTGATGCAGCCCAGGCGCTGTCGCTCGGGTGCGGGCCCGTGGTAGATGCCCTCGTCGTCCACGCTCCCGACGACGGCGCCGCCGTCGAGCACGTCGTAGCAGCAGTCAGCGCAGTAGTGCGTCTCGCGCGTGATGCCGTGCTCGATCGCCCATGAGTACATGCCCAAGGCGTCGGTGACCATGTCGTGCCTGTCTTGCAACCCCACGACGCCGCACTGGTAGAGCTCGTTGGCCTCACCCACCAGGTACACGTACTGCTCATCCGCGGCATACAGCCATGCGGCGTGCTGTCGGATCGCGGCGAGCCATTGGGTGACGCGCTGGTGGTGGCAAATGCGGGGATCGGAGTAGGACATGGAATCTCCGGCGGGCGGTTGGGCCGGAAATTATGCTGTATGAATATCCAGTATTCGAGGGCGTCCGACGAGCGGAGAGTGGTGCTCGGGCATGCCATGGAGGGGCTGAATCATTTCCGCATCTATGTTCTCCCTCCAACTAATCAGCGGCCTCCAGAGACACGAATACGGCTATGATGCGGAAATTATCCACCGTTAACCATCTGAAATTGTTGGGTTTTACTTCGGATTGCAAATCCGTGAACGCCGGTTCGATTCCGACCTCAGCCTCCAACAGGAAAGCCCCGTAGCTCAACGAGTTACGGGGCTTTTTTCTTTCCTGTCCGGTATTGCTGAAGCAAGTTCCTTGGGGTGCCCCTATAACACTTTCATACTTTTACGGCCTCGCAACAGCCTCCCTCTCCCGATAAGCCGCTCCGTAATTACTACTTTCCCGGAGTGTCCGAGGAGTACCCCAGCACCTGTCACGTTTTCGGCCGTTGCCTGCAATCCAGCCCCGCGCGCGGCTTCTATCTGGACGCAAGATCCGGTCTGGGTCGGTCATCGGCTGGTCGTCATCGAACATGACCAGCCGAGCCGGTCTGTCCTGCCGCCTGCCTTCCGGGCCTCTATCGATCAACCGTTGTGGCGACCGCGAGCGGAAGGCGCTCGGCGGAGGGCCCGTTTCATCTTGCCTTGCGTTTCAAGGAAACCGGCAGGCCCCAGGTCAGGTCTTCCATGCCTGCTTCGCCGAGTATCTCGGTTTTCATCGGCTGGATGCGCGCGAGCACCTGGCGGCCCGTTTCATCCAGCCTTGGCTGCTCGCGATCGATGAACCTTTTCGTCAGCTCCATGGGCGCTGGCCTCATGAAGACCTGGATATCCTGCAAGGCGCACTTGATGTTTTGCGTGTCCACGGCCTTGCAGGTCTTCCTGTCATAGCTCACGGCCGGGGTCTTCAAGTGGAACCGATCGCTGAGCAGGATCTGCCCAGGCTGAATGGTGAAGGACAGCGGGGCATAGGCGTCGGGTATCTGCGCTTGCAGCTTGATGGAGGGAACATCCTCGATCTTCGTGCCTTCGGCCCAACCGGCATCCGAGACCATTTCCCGCTGGCTGTATTGCTGCTCGGTCCAGCCCACGCATTGGCCGGAGGCCATGTGCACGGCGCTGCAGACATTCTGTGTGTAGGTTTTGTCTGCATAGGAGGCGTCGCGCCAGTAGTTCTCCTTCACGAACCGGCGATACAGCACGGCGGACAGGTTCACCGAACCAAGTGGGCTGGCAGCCGGCTGCCCCTTTGGCGCCTTGATCTGGGCAAGGGTGCTGTCGATCTTGTAGTCGATCCCTCCGGACAGCAGGTAGGTTCCCGGCGGGACGATGTTGACCTCGAGGAAGTCCCACAGATAGACGGCTTCCTTGATCTTCTCCAGGTCGTTGTTGGCAAAGGCCTGCATGTAGGCGATCCCGGGCACGTCCTTGTTCTTGAATATGACCCGATGCGAGTAGCTGGAGAGGTCCGTCACGCTCTTGTTGGGCATGAGTGCCGGTACCAGCACCACGGACATGCCTTCGCGGGTAGCCTCATCGATCATGTTCAGGAGCTGGTTGGTGGGGTTCTGCTGGGAGCCGCCGAGTCCGGCGTTGCCTAGGGAGGCGCAGGCTGACAACAGGCTTGCCGGGAGCAGGATCGCGAAGGGGCTCAGACGCCGAGCGATGGTTTTCAT